CCCGCCCGGCGCACCCGAAGCACCCGGCTCACCCCGCGGCCCGGTCGGACCAGGCTTCGGCGACACCAGCGGCACCCCACCAAGCTGCTCCACCTGCTGCGTAAGCGCCTCGTTGTCGTGCTGCAGGTCCCGAACCGATTGCCACGCCCACACCGCCAGCGCGACCACCGCGACCGCCAGCACGACCACGCCCACGTTCCGGCGCACACTCCGCACCCGCTCAACCATGGCTACTTGCCCGATCCGGCCTTGAGCTGGAACAAGATCGTCGCCAGAAACAGCAGCACGGGGAACAGCCCGGTGTAGATGGCCTGCCGCCAGCTCGTGCCGCGGTTGACCATCTGCGTCTTGATGTCCGCGACGTCGCGCTTGCGGTCGTCCTCTTCGTCCTCGTCGGCCTTCTCGCGGGCAACCCGCTCCGCTTCAAGAGCGGCCTGCCACGCCATCCGCGCGGCTTCATCCGCTGCCCGCCGGGCCGCTTTCTCCTCAATGAGCGCGGCCCGCAGATCATTGATGGTCCGCTCATGCTCGGCGCGGTCCCGCGCGTACAGGTCGGTGGGTACGGCCCGCTGCGCGAGATCTCGTTGGGTCTCTTCGAGCCGTTCGAGACGAAATCTGGTTGCGTCATCAGGCATCGTCACCCCCGCTCGCACACCTCACGAGCTCAGGACGCGTCCGACGCCGACGTCACCGACCCACTGGAGAAGTCCGCCACGCCCGCGGTATAGCCCCCGTACCGGCAGTCGTTCCCATACCGCTGAATCCCGCTGGCGGAATCCTCGACCCACAGGCCGTAGCGGGCGTCATGCCCGGACGCCCGCCGGCGGATCGTGTTCCCGATGACCCGGACGTAGCCGGAGTCCGCGACCCGCACACCGCCGAAGGTGTTGTTCGCGCTCTGGCCCGAGCCGACGACGTCGTTGTCGCGCAGGTTGATCTGCGTGCAGCCGTGGTCGACCGAGATGCCGTTGCCGCCGGAGTCGAACACCTGGTTCCCGTGAACCTCGACGTAGCGGGAGTTGTAGTCGACGACGATGCCGTCCCCTGCGGACCCGTCGACCTGGTTGCCGGTGATGACGGCGCGGTCCCACCAGTAGGTGCGGATCGCGCACCAGCTCGGCGCGTCGAACACGCAGTTCGCGACGCGGATGTTGCGGTGCCAGGTGGACGGTGCGGTGTGCGTGCCGATGCCGCGCGGCCACGCCTCGGTCCCGTCCGCGCCGCCGCCCCCAAACCGGCAGGAGCGGATCTCGACACCGTCGCAGATGGTGCCGTCGTAGGGGGCGGTCCCGGTGGACGGGCCGATCGCCCCGTCGAGTTGGATCGCCTCGGAGAAGTTCCGGTCGCCGTCGTGCCGGAACCCGCGGAACTTGCAGTTGTCGACCAGCACCGACCGCGACGAGTTGATCTCCAGTGCGTGCCAGCCCGGCGTGTTCTGCACGATGAGGTCCCGGATGGTGACGTCCTCGCAGTGCGCCACCGTGATCCCGCACGCGTACGACGCTGCGCGACGCCGTTCACATCCCAGACGCCTCCCTCGATCGTGATGCCGCCGTGGCCGCTGTACCCTTCGGGGCCGCGCGGGTCGACATTCGAGATCAGCCCGTCCGTCGGCCCGGCCCGCAACATCACCGCCCCCGGGTTCACCGTCAGGCGCGTCCGCCGCCAGATCCGCAAGCTCCCGGACGCGATCGCGTACACCCCGGGCGGGACGTACACGTGGGCGCCGGTATTCAGCGCGTCCTGGATCGCCTGCCGGTCGTCGGTCACGCCGTTGCCGGTGGCGCCGTAGTCCTTGACGCTGATCATCAAATCTCCTCAGAGCGCCATCACGCCGACGCTGCGGTCATAGAAAGTGCCGGTCCCCGCGCCGGTGCGGTACTTCATGGTCCAGGTGTTACTTCCGGCGGTGAGGTCGTCGTACAGATGCACCACGCTCGAACGCATCGCCTGGCTCGCACCGAGCCCGTCCGTATACAGGTCCACCTCAGCGTCCGCCGCGCGGGTCGTCGCGCCCGAGATCGCCAGAGCGACCTGCGTGACCGCGCCCGCAGCGCTGCATTGCATCTGCGCGGAGAACCAGATCAGCGCCATGGTGCTAGTAACGGCGGTGACGGTCGGGCCGATCGTCGTCCCGGTCAGGTCGGTGAAGCTGCTCGACGTGGTGGAGCCGCCGTCGGTATTCGTGCCCTGCCGAACGACCCGCTCCACCAGGCTGTTCGCCCCGGCCGTCACCAGCAGCCGCCCCGCGGCCGTGGCCTTCGCCGGGCCGGTCTCCAGCAGGTTGTCGCGCGTGTTGGTGTTGTACTGCGCGGCCGTGTAGGCCGCCCCCGCAACCGCCGTCATCGGGCTCGACCAAGCCATCAGTGCACTCCGTGATCGTGGTTCTCAGCCAGCAACTCATCCACGCTTTGGCCGGTCGGGATCCCCGTCGCGACCGCCAACGCATGCCCGCGAGGGAACCAGTTCCGCGTATGCGGAACCGGCCGCCGGTCCAGCACGGCGCTGATCGCCCCCGCCTCCGCCGGCCAGCTGATCGGGCACCGGTAGCGGCAGCATGAGCACACGAACTCCGCATACGGCGCGCCCCGCGTCCCCGCGACGCCCCGGTCGCGCGGGTGCTTGCCCGTGACGAACTCGGCGTTCCCGCACCCCGACGGACAGTCCGCGATCCACTCGCCGCTGTAGACGTACGCCCACACGAAGTTCAGCGGCGTCGCGATCTCCAGCGTCCGCGTCCCCCGCTGCATCAGGTCCAGCGCAACCGCCTGCGCGACCTGCCGGCCGATCTCCTGCTCCCGGCGCGCCAACTCCCCGCGCAGCAACTCCACCTCACCCACAGGACCCCCTCACGTTGCGAACACGCCGTCGCCGAACCCGCGCCCGTCCTCGTCGAAGATCATGAGCGTCTCCGGATCGGACAGGCCGTTCGTGGCGAACACGCCGTTGTCGAACCCGTAGTCGGGGTCGTCGAACCGGAACACGTTGTCGGCCTGCTCGACGGCGCGTTCCAGCCCGAAGTCGGTCTCGAGCGACAGGCCGTTCGCCTCAACCCGCTGGTCGATGCTCTCGATGTGGAAGTCGTGGTCAACGCATGTCTCCGCCTCGACCACGTGGACGCGGTCGGACAGGGCCCGGATGAGCTGCTGCGCGAGCCGCGGCGTCATGGCGTGTGTCATCGACTGCAGCTTGATCGTCACGATGGGGCGGCGCTGCGCAGACGCGGCCAGCACCAGCGTGGCGACGGCGGTCGCGTCATGCACACCCGCCCACGGCACCTCATAGTCCAGCGACCGCTTCCCGTACTGCGCGATCGACTCCGCGTCCTCCAGAAGGATCGTGTACGTCCGCGCCGTCGCGACCGCCTGCGCCTGAATGGACAGGTTCGACACGATCGCGCCCGACGCCCCAGCCGTGAGCTGCAGCGTCAACGTCTGCCCGGAGTCCACGGTCAGCGAGTGGGAGACGCTGCCGGTCTGCACCCCGTAGATCGCGAACGGCCTCACCACCGGGCTCGTGAGCGTCGGCCGGATTACCCGGACCTCATCGGCTCCGAGCTGGATGAGGGACTCTTCCTGCCACACCTCATCCGGCAGCGCGGCCGGGTCCTTCTCCTCGACCTTCACGCTCACGGAGTTGACGATGTCGCCCCACCCGTGGTCATAGGTGAGCGCCATCATGTACAGCGGATCCGTGGGCTGGTCGGTGAACGTGGCGTAGGAGCGCGTCGCGCGCGGCGACAGGATGCGGTGGTGCCGGTCGCGGAACACGATCCGCCCGAGCTCATCGGACGTGAGCATCGCGGGCGGGCCCTCCGCCCGCACCAGATCCTGGATGGCCTCGAACGCGTCCGCGTCCTCCACCCACCACCACCGGGCCGTCGTCGCGCCCGGGTCGAGGTCCCGCAGGTGGGACGGCCACCCGATCGCGTCCAGCACGTACCCGATCGCGGTGCCCGTCCGCACACCCTGATGCAGGCGCGTCGTGGCCTTCGCGCCGCGGAGCTTCGCGACCGCGTCCAGCAGCGTGAACGCGACCGACCGTTCTTTCGGTGCGGGTTTGAGGTCGTAGTCGTCGACGAACCCCTGCAGCATCGTCGCCACGGACTCGTCCGGCGCGACCCGCACATCCCACGCGTACCAGGCATCCCCGGCGGTGGGGTTCGCGGACTGCCACGCCCACACCGACGCGAACGCCGCCTCATCCGGAGCCGTGAAGCTCCACGCCACCTCGGTCCACTCACCAGCCGGGACCGCCACCGCGGCACCAACCGACGACCCGAGGAACACCTCCGAGGAGTCCGACCAGTTGATCAGAACCCGAATGTCGTCCCACCCGCCCGGGCTGTAGGCCCACAGCGACGCCGAATACCCCGCCCGCGGCGTCACCGGAACCAACCCCGACCCGCCACCGCACGCAGGGTTCCCGCCGTCCGGGGTGATCAGCATCGACCCGACCCCGTCCGGGTGCACCTGCGCCGTGGAGTGCGCGACCGTGCACAGGTGCCCGGTCCAGCCCGCCACCGTCGTGTCGAAGGTGGGGTTCTCGTTCAGCGACGTGCTGCCCGACGTCGCACGGATCCGCACCGACCGCCCCGGCAGAAGCTTCCCCACCAGCGGCGACGCGAGGTTGTCGGGCGAGTAGTCCCGCGACGCGTTATCGATCTCGAAATCGCCCGCCCCGGCCGCCATCGGCGACAACTCGCGGGTCTGGTCCCGGCCGTACTGCGCGGTGAGGCCACCTCGGGCGAGGACCCGCGCGGTCACATCATCCGCAGAGGTGAACCCGTCGCCGTCCCAGTCGATCGCGACACCCCAGTTGACCTTGGTGGTGAACCCGGTGCCCGTCCCCGACCCAACCGCGCCGCCCGTCCCGGTCCCGTACCCGGACTTGGTTCCGGTCCCAGCCGCCGCAGCCGACGTCGCGGACCCCGAACCGGTCCCGGCCGTCGACTTGCTGCCGGTGCTCGTCCCCGCCCCAGTCGCCGAACCCGACCCGGTCCCCTCACGAGACGTGCCACCGTCAGCGGGGGTGAGTGTGATCGTCCACGTGAGCACGTTGTTCGTCGAGACGCCGTTCGACCATGCGGGCGGGGTGACGTTCGTCCCCGCGCCCCGCGCCACCGCGAGGCCGTCGTCCGCAGCCGCCGCCGACGTCGACCCGCCGCCCCCGGCCGGGGTGGGGTTCGCGCGTTCGGTGTAGCCGGTCGGGGGCGTGTAGTTCGGGCTGGAGTCGGTGAACCGCTCCATGATGAACGTCGTGGCGGGGGCGTTCGCGGCGACGGTGGTCACCTGCGGGTTCGCGTGCGTTGTGCCCGCGACCGTCTCCTGCCGGGACGCCCACGCGTCGATCGGGGTGGTGGTGGACACGCCCCGGTACACGACGATGATCGCCGTCTGCTTGTTGATGACCGACTGCGTCAACGCGAGCGGCGACGACTCGGACCCGGTGCACACCCGGTAGTAGATGCGGCCTTCCTGCGTGCCGCCGGACGTCGCGACCCGAGCAGCGCGAGCGGCAGCGGGTCCGTCCACGTCGCGCCGTCGTCACCGTTCCACGCGAGAATCGCGAGGTCACCCGACTGGATCCCGGGCGGCCAGTTGATGTTGAGGGTGCCGGTCGACGCGGTCGCGGACGTTGCGGCGACGAAGGAAACCACGAGGGGCCTAGCTGAGCGTGTAGTCGGCGTCGGTCAGCGTGTAGTCGCCCTGGGAGCCGTACGATTCCGGCGCGGACAGGGATCCGCCGAACAGGAACGTCCCACCCGAGGAGGCCGACCAGACACCCCAGTGGGTGATCGTCGTCCCGCTTGGCACGTCGAAGTTGGGTGCGTTCGACGAGTCGAGGTTCCCGGCCGACGCCGCGTTCCACGTGATCGCCTGCCGCGCGTAGGCAGGGGATCCGCCGGTCACCTCGGATGCGCCCGTGCTGCCGGGGTCGGCGGTGTGCAGCGACGCATAGTCGGCGTCGACCGCGACGGCGTCCAGCATCGTGGTCGCCGCGGTGGTGCTCAGCGCCATCAGAGCCGCCCCTGCTTGCGGAGGTCAGCCAGCGCACCAGCAAGCCACTGTTCCAGCTCGGCGAGCGGCAGAACGTCCCCGCCCACATGCACGTGGACGACCTCGGGCGCCCGGCGCCGTTGGGCTCTCGCCCGGATCCATCGCAGCATCAGATTCGCCCCCGCTTCTTGAGGTCGTTCATCGACTTGGTCAACCAGTCCTGCAACTCCAAGCGGCTGCCGATGACGCCGTGGTTGTGGAGCTCCACCACCAACCGACCCGACCGTCCGCCAAGGGCTGCGCCGTCCCCACCCGCGACCGGCATCGGCGACGCCCGCCGCAGCGGCGACACCATCGCCTGCCCCACCTGACCCGCGTTGATCGCCTCGATCAGGCCCGGGTACTTCGCCGCCTGGCCCTTGCTCACCACGTACTCGTCACGGGTCGCGGCGATGAGGTTGGTGTCGCGGCCAGGGCGCCCTCGCACCCACCCGCCGGACCCGTACGCCGGGATCCGCGGCCGGACCGGGCTCACGCTGCTGGATGGGTCGCCGGTCAGCCCGAGCGTCGCAGCGAGGTCAACCTCACGGCGGGACGCGCCCGGCTGCAGCGCCTCCCGCGCAAGCCGAGCCTCCGCCGGGGTGACCGCGCCACCGGCCGCCATCCGCAACCCGTACTGGCGGGTGAACATGGGGTGATTCGCGCCGCGCGCGCCGCCACCGACACGCACACCCACGCTGCCGGACGACTCCACCGGCACGCCGTTTAGCGTGCCGGCCATGTGACCAACACCGGCGTCGGTCACACCGACCATGAACGGCGACTGCAAGCCCCGCACGAACCCGTCCGGCCCACCACTTGCGCCGAACGAGTGGGTGGTGTGGCGCCGCTGATGAGGGTTCCGCCGCTGAATCACGTTCGTGATCGCCGAAGTCCAGCCGGAGCAGTCGTACCCGGCCGGGCCGACCCCGCCCCACAGGTACGGTTTCCCGACCTGCGTCCGCGCCCACGCCATCGCGGCCCCGCCGGACGCCATGTACTTCTTCCACGACGCCGCCATCGACCGGATAATCCCGGTGATGAACCCCGCGTAGCCGCGGTTGATCGGCGACATCACATCGTCGACCACCGCGCGCGTCGACCCGCCCCGGTCCAAGCTGACGCGCCCGCCCGCCGCGTACCCCTGCAGCTGCCCCGCCCGCGCCATCGCCCGCAGCCGGTACACCGCGTCATGGCCGCCGACCGCGTCGACCTCTTCGGGCGTCCACACGTGCTCGTCGACACGCAGCAGCGCAGGCACCGAGTCGTACGCCCGGCTCGATTCCGGACCCAACGACGGAATGGGGCCGCCTCGGGCGCGCGGCACTAGATGCGCCGGCCCACCCGTCGTCGCACCCGGCATGCTCCGCCAGTTCGACCAGTAGCCCTTGGCGTTGATGTCGACGTTCGTGGACACCTTCTTCGGGATCTTGTTGAGCTCTTTCCACAGAGCCTCGGCGCGGCCCTCGCTGATGTGCATCGACCGGGCGGTCTTCAGGAACGCTTCCTTCGACACGTTCGTCGCACGCGTCGCGTTGCCCGTCGACTTCGCGAGCTGGTCGACCTGCGCCCGCGCGGCCTTGTTGTTCCCGGCCAGCGCGTACAGGACCGGGAGCGCTTCGCGGATCCGCTGGTTGTAGACCGTCTGCGCGCCGCGAGCCCCGTCCGTGCGGAGCGTCTGGATGCGGGCCTGCTCCGCCGACGTTCGCACCTGCGTGATGAATGACCCCAGCGCCCCGGTCCCGGCGTTCGTCGCGCCGCGCAGCTTGGTGTAGGCGAGCCACAGCTCCTCAGCCCGCGTCTTCGACCCGAACATCGCCGTGGCCTGCGCGATGAACGTTGCCTTGCTGACGTTGAGGGCGCCGGTGTTGATCCCGAGCGAAGTGGCGAGCGCGTCCACCTGCGCCTTCGCCTGCCGGTTCCCGCCCGCGAGCGCATACAGCAGCGGCAGCTGCTCCGACACCGCAGCGCGCGCCTCGTCCATGCTCTTGGTCTTCGCGAACGTCGCATCCGCCAGGTCCCGGACGCTCGACAACTGGTTCGCGAACGACTGCTGCAGCTGCAGCGACGACGCGGTGTTGCCGTCCATGCGGCCCTTGGCATCGTCGAACTGCTCGCCCAGGTCCCGGTACCCCTGCCTGAGCTGCGTCGTCACCTGGTACATGCGCAGGCTCGGGTTGAACGCGGCGTCGAGCGCGGCGGTCAGCGCGTTGACGCGGTCCTCCAGCGACAGGGCCTCGTTCGATGCCCGCTCCAGCGACAGGCCGATCGCCTTCGTCGGGTCGTTCGCCTGCTCGACCGCGAGCTTGTACCGGTTGATCTTCTGCGACGCCTCGAACGTCAACCGGCCGTTCTTGTCGACGGCCTCCGACAGATCCACACCGGTCGCGGTCGCGAGCTCGATCGCCTCGTCGGTGGTGATCCCGTACGTGTGCGCCAGCTCTTCGGACGCCTGGGTGATGTTCCGTACGGCTTCTGCGCCTGGTCCAGCTTCCCCCGGTACGCCAAGACTTCCTTACCGGTCTTGACGGTGACTTCGTTGTTGGCGTCCATCTCCTGCCGGGCGCGCCGCTCCGCGTCCTGCAACCGCGGGAGCAGATCCCCGACGAGCCGCTGATAGCCGGTGAGGTTGTTCCCGACCGCGCGGTGCTGCCGCTGCAGCGAGTCCGTCAACTTGTCCGACTCGCTGGACGCCTGCCCCGCGTTCGACGCCCACAGGAACAGCGCCGCCGCCCCGGCAACCCACAGCGCCGGGCCCAGCGCGGACACCACACCCAGCGCACGCGTCGCGACCGTCGCACCGCGCGTCTCCGCCGCATACGTCCGCATCCGCGTGGACAGGTTCCCCACCCCGGCGACCAGGCCCAGGACCGGGGCGCGCAGCAGCAGCGCCGTGACCGCGAACTGCGCGAACAAAGGGTTCACTTGCGCGAGGCTATTGACCATCCCCAGCGCGCCGTTCGCCACCTCCAGGACACTGATCCCGACCGGCGTGATGTCGGTCGCCAACCGCAGGGCGAGCGATCCTGTGGTCGTCGCGGCGGTCCCGAGCTGGTCCAGCGCCCGCGGCGCCTGCGCACCCATCGAGTCCAAGAACGCCCGCATCTGCGGGCCGGTCGCGAACCCACCGAGCCGGTCCAAGAACCTTTGGACGTCCACCGACGTTTCGTTCGCCAGATCCGACAGCATCGGCAACAGATCCGCGCCCACCCGCAGGACCGTGTTGAACGCGCCCATCGCCTCCGGCTCGAACGACCTCGCGAGCGCGAGGTAGTCGTCCTTGAGGTTCTGCACCTCAACCGCCGCGCCACGCTGCAACGGGGACAGGCTGGACCAGTTCGCGGCAAGATCTTCCTGCGCAGCGACGACCTTGTAGATGCTCGGGGCCGCCATCACCCCGAACGCACCCATCGCCGCCGCAGCCGACAACTCAGCCGCCGCCAGCGCCCCCGCCCCGGCCACCAGCGACGTGATCGCACGCTCACGCGTCATGAGCGCCCGCGTCGACTGCTGCGTCGAGCGAGTGTTGCGGTCGGTCTGCTCGGTCTGCTGGCGGGTCTGATCCGTCTGCCGCTGCGTCGACCGCCGGTTCCGCTCGGTCTCCTGCGTCTGCTGCCGCGTCTGCTCGGTCTGCTGCTCGGTCTGCCGGTTCGACTCCTGCTGCTGCCGCGTCAACTGCTCTTGCGTCTGCATGAGCCGCTGCAGGGCCTGTTCCAGCCGCTCCGCCCCGGAGGCGGCGCGGGTGAAGCCGCCGCCGCGCTGCCGGGACACCTGCTGCATCTGGTCGTGGAGTTGCTCGGTGGCGTTCTTGGCGGCGCGCATCGCCGCGATGTAGCCGGTGACGTCGGCGCGAAGTCTCGCGCTCACGGTGCGGTCCGCGATGACGGTCACCCCCTCAGGTGGTGTCGGGCATCGCCCAACCCGCGTGGTTGTGATCGTCATCGCGCCACGTGCGCCGTACCGGGAACCGCAGCGCGTGCAGGTTCTTGTCCTCGGCGTAACGCTTCTGCCGGGCCGCGAGGGCCTTACAGCCTTGGCATGCGACCGGGAGCCCGGCCTCGTACCCGCCGAACGCCTCCGGCTTGGTGGTCTCCGACAGGGGCTGTCCGCAACCGGTGCAGGTGTCGGCCTCGATGTCGAGCAGCGCCGTGGCCCACGCTCGTTCGGTGTCGTCCCACTCTGCCTCAACCTCAGTGACCGACCGGACGAGGCGGTCACCGTCGTACTCGTACGTAGTTACCCGGCGAGGCTCCCAGCCGAGGAACCGCCGCCGCGAGACGCCCCACGCTCGGGCGGCTTCGATTTCGGCGCGGGCCGGGCCAGAATCGCGGACGCGAGCCCGGATTTTGGGACGTTCACCGAGCCGCGGTTCAGCGCGAGCGCGGCGCCGTACAGCTCCAGCATCTGCCCCTCGGTGAGGACCTCGAAGAGCTGGTCGACCTGCTGTTCGGTCATCACCGGGTCCAGGCACGACGCCGCGATCAGCACCGTCGGGAACGTCGCGTTGTTCACCCCGAACTGCGTATCGGCGGCGTTGTCCTCACGCGGCGGATGCTCTTCGAGAAGATCACGCCACTTCTTCCGAGGCAGGGCACGCAGCCGGAACGTGTGCGTGTGGTCCTGCATCGTCTGCCGGAGATCCTCGATCTGCTCGGCGATCTCCCGGGCCTGACCGCCCGCCGCGAGGCTGTCGTCGCGCTCCTCGGCTTCGCGGGCTTCGGCCAGATCCGTCTCCAGCCGCTCGAACTCGACGGCCAGATCTCCCCGCAGGCAGATCGGCACCCCGGTTTCGGGAAGCTTCGCCCCCGCGAGGAGCTTCTCGAAGTCGGCCATTACGCAGCCACGCTCGCTTCCGTGTCCGGGGCCTCGTGGTTGAACAGCCGCTGCTGGACGGTCTGCGGCTCGTTCAGCGCCGGGGGCTGTCGCATGTAGCTCCCGACACGGACGGGGTACACCTCGACCTCGTCGGACGCGGCCCACGCGGTGGTGTGCGCCTTGTTCCGGCGAACGCACAGGTACCCCAGCGTGCCGGGAACGAGCGTGGTGAACGCCACGTCGTCGGCGGTCAGCGCCTTCCGCTTGTAGGTGAGGGTGATCTCGTACTTCGTCGTGCCAGCGTCTTCGGTTTCGGCGACGGAGGCGAGGGCGGTGTTGTCGACCGGGGTCTGCTCGGCGGAGATCTCGAGGCCCTCCTTGGTGATGTACTCCTGGAGGTCGGTGCCGCCGTTGAGTTCGGTGGCGGTGGGTGCGGCGATGTTCGCGACGGTGAGGACGAAGCTCACCTTGACGTTGCCGTCGCCGAGGAGGTCAGCAGCCATGCGGGATCACGCTCCTTACTTGTCGTTGGCCGCGCGGCTGCGGCTCTTCGTGGCGGGCTTGGCGTCCGAGGGCTCCTCGGGCGGGGCGGGCGGCGCGTCGTCGGCCGGGACCTCGCCGGGCGCGGGCTGCTCCTCGGCGTCGGGGACGGGCTCCCAGGCCGGCCAGCGCCGCAGGCCCCGGCGCGCGATCATGTGCGTCTGGCTGTGGTCGGACTTCAGGCGGCACAGCACGAACTCGATGCTCATCAGCGATCAGATCCTCAGGGCAGCGAACGTCACGGACGTGGTCGCCGACCAGGTGATCGACGCGAGCCCCGAATCGTCGGGATCCCCGTACACCGCCAGCAGCGGAATCGCCGACGTCGCACCCGCCGCCACGCTGACGGTCTTGTCCGGGTTGTCGACGCCGTAGCTGGTGGTGCCGACCCCGCCGATCGTCACGGTCAGCGAGGACCCGCCGCCGTTCTCCACAAGGAGGAACGTGCGGTCGGCGGCTCGGACCTTGTCGCCGCCGGACGAGGCGGTGGAGGTGGTGACGGCGGTCCCGTCTCGGGTGATCGCCGCCACGGCAACGGTGGCCATACGGGCTCCTTCCAGGGGTGTTCGGGCATGCGGGCGGGCCCGCGCGGCGGCGGGACAGCAGTGGGGTGCGGCTATTCGGGCTGGGTGCGCCAGCCGAGCTGCAGCACGACGTAATGCACCGGCGGCGCCGCGGTGTCGTCACGCTCGGCCGGGCGGTCCAGGAGGAGCTGCCCCCGGTAGGAGGCACGGTCCGGCACGGTGAGGGTCTGGTTCACCAAGGCCGCCTTGGCGAGGTCCGCGACGGTCTCAGCGGCATCCTGGGACGCGCCGACGCACGTGAGCTGGCAGGTGTAGTCCAGGTACTCGACCGGCTCCGCGACCGTGCCGTCGACCGTGCCGCCGCCCGGGTACAGCACCACGTACGGGATGTGGGGCGAGTGGCCTTCCTGCCCCTGCCACCCAGACGCGGGCGGCTGGATGCCGCGGCCGACGGCCAGCCCGATGCTCTCAAGGGCGGCCTTGACGGCGGTGGTGTGCGGGGCGGCGGCCGCGACCGTCGTCACAGGATGTTCCCGACGATCTGCCCGAACGCCGTGACGGCGAGGTCGGCTTGCTGGTCGAACACCGGGAGCAGGTACGGCTGCGGCGACATCCGGGACGTGCCGAACTCGACGAAATGCGCGTAGTTCGCCGTGGGCCCCGCTTCGAAACCGAGCCCGTCGGGGTCGAAGTCGACGCCGATGCTGGAGCGAAGGTGCCCGGTGTCGACCGGGCAGATCGCCTGCGCGCCGCGGACGGTGTCGAACCCGACCTTCCGCACGACGGCCCCGGCGCGCGCGTCGATGGTGTCGGCGGCGTCGTCCAGCGACTGGATGAGCGCCTCCACCTGCGACAGGTCTGTGAAGCGGGCATTCACTGCTCAACCACCCTGCCTTCGACCTCTTCGGCGAGCATCGTCCGCTGCCACTGCTCCGACTCGTACTCCAGACCTGTCACCGCGAACGTCCGGCCGGCCAGCCGCGGGTCGACCGCGGAGGTGACGGTGATGACGTCTCCGATGTGGATCTCGGGGACGTCCCATGGCACCGACACCATGTAGTCGCGGCGGGTCATCTGCGTCTGCTCCGCGGACACGCGCGGGTTCCGCTCGAACGACGGGGCGATCACCATGCACGGGCCCGTGTAGACGGTGGTGGCGGCGGGCGGCGTCCACGTTCCGTCTGCGCCGACCGTGCCGTCCCCGTCGGTGCGGGTGATGCGGCACGTCGCGGTCATCGCGCCGGTCGCGGTCGGACGGTGATGCGCGGACCAGTTCGGGTGGATGACGCGGGTGTTGGGGAGCGGCATCAGCTCTCCCATTCGGCGAGTTCGTGCGCGGACCAGCGGGTGTGCGGGTCCACGAAGTCAACGATGTCCAGGCCCCCACCGATCGCGGGGTCTTCGTCGTCGGCCTGCTGCCGCAGCATCGCGGCGCGCTTCATCAGCGCGTCAGCGACCTTCGCGCCGTCGGTGGACAGGTCTTGGACCTGCAGCACCTTCGACACCATCGCCTCACTGGACGCGATGGTCTCCAACGCGAGCGCGGCGGCCTTCTTCACGCTGCTGCCTTCGAGCGCGAGGAACCCGGAGATGTCGGCGTCGGTGAACAGCAGGAGCGCCGGGTCCTTGTCCGGGATCAGCAGCCGCACCTGCCCGACCGTGGTGGCCGGGTCGAGGGTCGGCGCCGGACCCACGGTCGGGGACGGCCGAACCTCGAACGTGCCCTCCTCCGCGGACTCCACCGTGCCGGTCGCTTCGAGCCGGTACGCGTGCGTCCCCGCGCCGACCGGCTCGTACGTCGCCCGGTAGGTGCCCGACCCCGACTCGTGCGCGATCGTCGCCGCTGCGGTCGTCTCGTCGGGGAGGGTGATCGTGCCGGTGACGGTCGCATCCGTGACGGCCGCGCCGTCCAGGTCGGTGAGCGCCCACTCGACCACGACCGTCTTCCCGATCCAATACACCTCGGTCATCTGAGGTTCACCTCCGATCCGTAGCTGGTGACGGTTGCGTCGGGCCGTTCGGCGAGCTCCGCGGCGGGGTAGCCGGTCAACGTCACGGTGCCGCGCCCTGCGGGAGGTTCGCCGCCGCCCGCCGCGACCACGTCCGCGAGGGTGAGCGCGTCGGCAACCGACCGGCCGGCCGTGAACGTCCGGCCCGCAGCGTCGGCCAGGACGAGACCGTCCGCTGCCGCGCCGGCCAAGGCAAGCACCCGGCCGGGAGAGTCAGTGAGGGTGACCGGGTCCGCGGCGGTGACGGTCTGCCCTGTGGCGCCGGACGCCGCGTCGCCCAGGGCGAACTCGTCGGTGGCGGCACGCTGCCCCGCGGTAGCGCGGGACGCAGCATCGGTCAGGGCCAGCGCATCGACAGCGCCACGGTCGGCGGTGAGAACGCGCGCGACGGCATCGTCGAGCGTCAGCATGTCGGAGGCGGACACCATCTGCCCGGACGTCGCAGCGACCGCCTCGGCGATGCCGAGCCCATCGACGGCGGCGCGGGCAGCCACGGTGACGCGCGCGGCCGCATCGTCGAGGTCGAGCAGGTCGGCGTTCGTACCGTCCCCAGGGATCAGACGGTCGTCACCGACCCGCGCGAGATTGAGCGCCCGGGCGGCGGCATCGGCGAAGGCGAGCCCGTCAGCGGCGGTCACGTTGTGGCCGGTGGTCGGGACTGCCGCGTCCGCCAGGTCGAGGGCGTCCGCCGCAGCGCGGACTCCAGCCGTGACCTGCGTGGCCGTGTCGACAACGGTGAACGCTTCGACAGTGGCACGGGCCCGAGTGACGACCGCTACCGCCCCGTCACCCAGGCTCAGGCTGCCGGTAGCGGCACGGCTGCTGCTGCTGGTTCGGGTGGCGGCGTCGGCCCCGGCAAGGGAATCGGCCGCCGCCCGGGTCACCGACGAGGTTGCACGGACCGCAGCATCAGCAAGAGCGACCGTGTCGGTAGCGTCCACAGCGACCGGCCCGCCGCCGCCTTCCGGGCCGATGGGCCCCTCGTCGCTGAACGCGACGCTCTCAAGGGCGAAACTCCACGTCTCCGACGACAGCATCCCCATCCGCTGCCGCGTGACCGCGGAGGCGGTGCCGGTGTTGATGCTGCTCGTGGACAGGGTGTCAGCCGGGGTGGTCGACTCCGGATCCGTGTACAGCGTGGCCTGCACACTGCCGGTGCCGAGCCCCGTAGTGACGGTCCACTCGATCCGCACCCACGTGTCCACGGGAATCGCAACCGTGCCGTTCCCGGCGAACGTCCCCGTCCCGTACAGCAGCCCCAGCCTGCCGTTGCTGTTGACGCGGACGGTAATGACGGTCGCGGTCCCGGCCAGATGGCGGACGATGTTGATGTTGTCGGGCGGCAGGCTGCCGATCTTCAGGTAGACGCGGCCCCACGTGGTGGTGCCGGACACCAGCGACGTCCACGCGAAGTACGGGTCGTCATCAGCGACCGTGGTGATCTGGCAGGCGACCGTCCCGTGCAGGGCACCGCTGCTGTAGGTGATCGTGGACGAGCTGGGGTCGACTTCGTTGAACGCGTCCCCGGACAGGCCACCGGAGTTCGCGACGGTGACGGCCGTGCCGGGCGTCCCTCCCTCGAAGGTGTTCTCGAGGACCGCCACGCCTCAGCCGCCCCGCCAGATCAGGACACGGTGATGGTGTCGGTGATCGTGACGGCGTCGCCGGACGCGGACAGCGTCGCGGTCGCGTCGAGGAGCGTCTCGTTCGTCATCGTCCCCGACGTCGACGCGTTGAAGATCCCGATCTTCGCGATCGTCACCGGCAGGCTGTCGGAGCCGTTCGCGGTGAACGTCTTCGACAACGTGGCGGTGGCCTGCCCCGACGTGTGCGCGTACGTCGCCTGCGCCCGCAGCAGCCCACCGCCCACCGTCGTGATCTCCCCGGTGAGGGTCGTGTTCGTCGCCGCCGGAGCCGTGCTGTCCGCCGTCACCGCCATGTAGTTCGACGCGGCGGGCTGCGCGCCCGTGCCGTACACGCACGCCAGCGCGTGGTCACGGCCGCCGTTCGTCAGCACCGTTCAGCCCTCCTGCGGTTCGGGGTCGCGGATCTCACAGCCGTAATGGTCCGCGAGGAGCTCCGCCATCAGCGGGTTCGTGGACGCGACCCACGCCGGGTCCCCGTCGGAGTGCCAGTTCCACACGCCGCCCGGCGCAGTGATCGCCGTGAGGACCTCACCCAACTTCAGACCGGTCGGTGGGACCACGGTCGTGCACCGGCGTCCTTCCGGCAGGACGGTCCGCACCTCACGGCCCGCCTCATCGCGATGCACCTCGACCGCGTCCCGGTTCCCGAGGTACACCACCATCTGCTCACTCATCACCCTCACCCACGGTCGTCTGCTGGGTCGTCTTGCGGGTCGTGGTCTTACGGCGGGAGCGGGCCGGACGCCCCGGGGTCGTGACGCCCGGCCCTTCACCCGCCGGGCTCCGCACGGCCGCGCCAGACCGCACAGCGGCGGGCTCCCGCAACTCCACCTGCCCGGTCGGGGGCCCGGGGGGCTCAGGCTGCTGCGGGAACCGGGCCAGGAGCTCCCCCAGCCGGTCGTACACGGCGGCCAGGTACAGCTCCGTCGCGGTGCCGGGCGGGGGGAGGCTCCTGCCGTCAGACATCGGTCACTGACCGGGCGACGCGACCGCGGACTTCGGGTCCATCAGCGTCCCGCCGATGGTGTGCCTTATCTTCCATTCCGTGCTGTCGGAGTCGAAGTCGCCGTCCTCCGGGTTCACCAGGCCGCCGCCGACGCGCGTGGCGTTCGGCGACTTCTGGAAAAGCTCCGGGGTCTCGTGCCCGATGAGGAACCCGACCTCCATCGCCGGACGGCCGACGCCGGGGTTCGCGAACAGGTACCAGGCGGTGGACCCGACGGTGCCGGTCGTGGTGACGAGTGGAGCCACGGGTTCACCACCAGGGACACGTCGTTCCGCATCCAGTTGGTGGTGCGGAGCTGGTCGTTGCCGGTGCCGTCGCCGCCGCCGGTCGCGGCGAGGATCTCGGTGGCGTTGAGGATGTTCATCGCCGTGACCTTGAGCGCGGGCGGGACGACGAGCACGGCCGACTCGATGTAGATCGGCGCGCCGTCGTCGTCGACCTGGCTCGCGAGGAGCGTGTACGCGTCCTGCAGGCTGCTGATGGACAGCGCCGACGACGCACCCGCGGTGACCAGGTTCGCGTTCCCCGCGGAGAAGAACGTCGAGTCCGGGCCCGTCGCGGACGCGTACAGGTCGGTGACGAACCGCTCCTCGGTGCGGCGCGCCGCGTTCCCGAGCCGGTCGGGGATGGACGCGAACGCATCCAGGTCGTCGTTGATCAGGTCTTCCCAGGACAGGGCGACCCGGCGGCCGTACTTCCCGACCGAGTAGGTGTAGACCCCGTCGGTCAGGGATGCGGCCGGGTACTCCGTCAGCTCCTTGACGCGGCCGAGGGTCGCTTCCGCGCCGTCGAGGGTGTACCGGCGGACCTGTCGGAAGTCGCGGACCCGGCCGCGCTTGGCGATGCTGGTCCACTGCACCGGCATGGACTGGTAGCGGGCGAGGATCTGCCGGTCGAGGATGTCCCCGAACAGGTTCGAGAAGTCCGACGTGGACATGTTCTCCGCGAACTGCAGGCCCGCGTACCGGTCACCGGCGATGACCCGCTGGTACAGGTTCGCGACCTCCAGCAGACCCCGCCGGTAGGCCGGGGACTCGCCCCGGCCCCGGTTGGCGCGGGCACGACCGGACACGCTCCGGCCCTCACCCTCGTACAGCGCGGCCTCCGACGCCTTCGAGGCGTCGACCTGGCCGACGGATCCGAGGACGTCCAGCGGCCCCGGAGCGGCATTCGTGACAGTCATTCTGTTGGCTCCTAGTAGCCGATGCGGACCTGGATCGTGGACGTGGCGCCGGACGTGACGGCCTCCATCGCGATGCCGTACCGGACCCCGGACGTGTTGACGTTCAGGACGGGGGTCGCGGCGGAGTCGTAGTACACGACGTCACCGGCGGCGACCGCGGCACCCGCGGTGCCGTTGTGCGCGATCACCGACAGTTCGGCGACGCCCTCGAACTGCACCGACGTGGTGCCGTCGGAGTGCTCGCTGGTGAGCGCGACGCCCGGCAGCTGACCGAACAGCACCGGGTCCCCCGACGCCGGGGTGGCCGGCTGCGTGCAGACGACGGCGAGGCGGTCGCCGTCGTTGTAGACGATGTTGGTCGCCATTGGTTAGCGTCCCTTCGCGGCGATGTCGGCCACCGTGTCGGGCAGCCCGATGGACTTGAACACGTCACCGAGCCCGGCCTGCAGGTCGGCCTCGGACATCTCGTCGGCGGAGCCGGACGACCCGAGCCCGCGGACCGAGCCGATGCCGTTCTCCTCGGCGAACCGCGCGAGGTAGCGGCGCTCCTTCTCGATCGCCGCGCGGATGTTGGTGACGAGCGCGGCCTCGTCGAGCGCGCCGTCGTCGTTCAGCGGCACGTTGTCGCCGGTGACGGCCTCGACGACCTCGGAGTGCGCGACCTTCGGCAGCGTCGACTCGGCGAGGACCTCCAGCGCCTTGGCGCGCGCGGCGTCGTTCGCGCGGAGCCGCAGGTTCTCCCGCTTGGCCTCGTCGAGCTGGGTCTTGGTGGTCTCCAGCTCGCGGGCGTTCTCGCCGAACTGCGCGACCTTCAGTTCGGCCTCGGCGAGGCGGGACTTCAGGTCGGTGTTCTCGCCGCGGAGCCGGTCGGCCTCGCTGACCTCCCGCGTCCCGGTGGGGGCGCCGCCCTGCGGCGCGCCCTGGATTCCGGTGTCTCCGGACATGGAGACTCCTTCCTTGGTGGGCTTGGCCGGCGGCGCCGGCACGGTGGTTTCCGCCATGGCGGCGGACGTTCTGTCTTCCCGGTCGTCCGGGTCGTCGTCGGGCTCGTCGGGGTCGTCGTGCAGGTCCCGCTTGTACAGTTGCGGCTGCTCGGCCTCGACCCGCGTGACGAACGCGTTGAGGGCGTCACCGATCGCAGAGGAGAGGGCGATGCGCTCGTCGCGGGTGAGGCGGCCCTCGCCGCGCATGTGGTCGGTCATCTCGGTGAACGCCAGGTGCAGGCGGGACTCCAGCCAGCTCCCGATGTTGCGGGCCTCCGCCACGTCGCGGGCGGATTCGAGGACCTCGACGATCGCGCCGCCGCGCCCGGCGCGGGTCACGAAGTCCACGCTGATGCCCTCGGTCAGCGACGTGATGACCATCCGGTTCTGGCCCTCGACCTCGCCCGGTTCGGCGGTGCCGTGCGCGCGGATGGACACGCCGATGTGGTCGGCCTGGTCGCGAAGGAGCTCCTGGAACGGCGCGAACACGCGGGCCTCCGCCCACAGCGCACCGTCCTGGAAGAACGCGTCTTGGGTGAGGACACCGGCGAGGTCCCGCACCGAACGTTCGGGCCGGTCCTCCGCCTCGGAACGGGACGGGTGATCCGTGAACATGTGTGTGCCCGCCCCGAAGACGCGCCGTTCGGCCGCCTCGCGGAGAGTCTCCGCCGGGTACCAGCCCGACGAGCCCTGGCCCTCGTCGATCAGCTTGATCCGCATCCGCGCACCCGACTTGGCGCGGGCCTCCGTCAGGAGCGTGGTCTCACCGACCGCGACGGGCCCGGCCTCGGACAGCGCAGTATCGGTCGTCATCGGTTCGCCTCCCTTATCCGTGGTGGATCGAGGCGACCGCGCCCGTACCGGTCAGCGTCACGTGGATCCCCGACGCGCACTGAATCCCGGGCGCCCCGAAGTCCAGCACCTGCGACGCCCCGGTCGCGGCCTTGAGGGTGAGGAGGACGTCCCCGGACGCGCCGTCACGCAGCTCCAGCGCCGCGACCGCGGCATCGGCGGTGAGGACCAGCCCGCGGATCCGGGACACCCCGGTGGTGACGGCGCCGGTCGCGTTGATCTGCTGCAGAGCACTCACGGCCGGGCCCTCACTCGCCGGCGCGGCGCTGCAGGTCGACGGCCGCCGCCATCAGCCCCTCGACCGCGCGGGACACGTCCCCGGTCGCCATCGGGAGCCGCCGCACCCCGCCCGCGACGCGCGCCTCACCGGGCCGCGGCATCATCTCCTGCTGCAGTTCGAGAACCTTGCCGTTGACGGCCTCGACCTGGGCGCGGATCGTGTCGGCGGCGGCGCGGGCCTCGTCGGCGAGGGCGGCGGCGCGGTCGGTGTACGTCTGCTCGGTCTTCGCCGCGGGCTTGCTCGCGGACATCTTGGGGCCGGTGTTCTTCCCGGTCTCGGTATCGCGTCGGTGGGCTGGTCGCCCTCGGGCTTGTCGGTCGCCTTGCTCGCGGCCCGCCTGCTCGTGGCCATGTCGTCTCCCCTTCCGGGTCGGTTTGTCGGAGGTGGGCCGTACGCTGCCCGGATGGCAATCAGCGAAGAGGAGCAGAAGCTCCGAGAAGAAGCACGGAAGGCGATCCTCCAGTCGGCGAAAGGTCTGGCCGAGAAGGTGCCGAACCTCTCCGCGACCGCGCCCGACAACCTGCGGGCTGCTGCAGAGGCGTACGCGATCGTCGTCGGGGACGACGAGGACGAAGACGAGCCGGACGCGGGCGGGACGTACTAACCCGCCGCAGGAAGATCCCTGACCGGGGTGGTGACGTACGACGGGCGCCACCCCGGGTTCTCCCGCCGCCGCGCAAGGTCGCCCCAGCCGATGGCGCCCGAGTTCAGCCGGGCGAGCCGCGCCGGGCCCATGATCTGCAACTGCTCATCGGGCGGCAGCGACTGGAACGCCGCCTGCGCGTCCGGGATGGCGTCGTCGGGCTCATCAAGGTCGAAGCCCAGCGCCGCCCACGACAAGGTGCGCGGTGACCTACTGCATCGACACTGCGGATGCCCTTGGGGGCCGGGCTCGTCCAGCGCGTGCTCAGTCCCGTGCATCACCCAACAAGCCGGACACGTCCGACCGTCGTCTAGCGTGGCCAACCAGGTCCATCCCGCCAGCACATCCCGGTGGGCGTCCTGCGTCGCAGCCGCAGCCTGGCGATAACTGTCGAGCACCTCAGTGCGGGCGATGGTGACGGCGCGGGTGAGGCCCCCGTTGAACGCACCCTCCACTCTGTCCACCATCGCCCGCGCCGTCTCCCGCGGGTTCCGGCCGCGCTTCACGCCGCGCACCAGCTCGAACCGCATCGCCATGTCCGCGTCCCTGCCGAGCGGCCGCGTCAGCACGGTGATGCGCTGCTGCACGCGCTTGTCGATCGCGTCGATCGCCCGCTGATGGAACCCGCCCGGCCCGCCAACCATGTTGGAGACCGTCCCGGGGTCCAGGCCGGGCGGGAGCTGCGACACAATCTGCTCAACCTGATCCGCCGGGGCCTGCTCAACCGCGGCCTGCGCAACGGCTGAGATCTCAGCGGCGGCGAGCCCAGCGAGCGCATCAAGGAGCTGCGCGGCGGTGGACAGGGCTTCCTGCAGCGCGGCGTCGCGTTCGATCGCACGGCGCGACGGCCACTCGTCGGCGTCGCCGATGAGATCCTCGACCGCGGACGTGATCCGGGGCTCGACCTCGTCCCACGCGGCGGCCCATCGGCCGGTGAGGATGCGTACGGCGACGTCGATAAGACTCGTAACGGCGGTGATCGCGGCGCGGGCGAGACCGAGGGTAACGTCCGTAATCGCCATCCGAATCTCCCCCCGATCAGGGCCGGGCGGGGTTACCGTCACGGCATGGACCACGACCTTCACGCCGTTGCCGTCGCCCTCACCGGCCTGATCCAGGCATTCGAAGCCCACGCCGACGCCAACCCTCAACTGGGAGACTCGCTGCGCGGCTACGCCGCCGAGATCCGAGACCACCGCGACTCGGTACTGCGGCGCCTGGGCATCACGCCCGGCACGCCGCTGGACGACCACGGCGGGGCCAGCGAATGGGCCGCAGCAATCGGGACTCTGAGGTGGGGCAACCACGCCTGGCCAGACCAGCCGACCCGGGGGAAGTGGCTCAGCGTCGAGCAGGCGAACGAGGCTCCGTAGCGCCGCCTGCTTCGGGCTCCGGTTCGGGGTCACCGCCCGTCAACGCGGCAGGGTCCTCACCGCGGCGGAACGCGTCCACCGCGGCCTGCCCCACACCACCGGCAGCGCCGCCGGGCGGGAGGAACTCGCCGCGCGAGTCGGTCAGCATCTCCACCACCGACTCCACATCCGACACACCGAGCGCCTCCAGCAGCAGACGCGCCACCACCAGCGGCGGCAGATACGCCGTCGAGTCCGCCTTCACGATCGCCTCCACGACCTTCGTCGTGTCGACGTCATCAATGTCCGGCCACGAAATGTTCACCTCGTCCGACACACCACCGGCGAGCTCCACGACCTCACGGCCATCCGCGTCGACCGTGATGGTCCCGTCGAGGGGGCCGTCCACCGCGCGGACGGCCTCACGGATCACATGCCGGTAAATCGCCTTGCGGGTCGCGGTCCACACCTTGCGGCGCAGGTCCATCGTCCGCTCGGTCGGCGTGTCGAGGGTTTCGGCGGTCGCCCTGTTGCCGGTGACGCCGGGGTCGGCGAGCAGCATCGTGACCGGCACGTCGAGCGCGGCGGCGGCCATCGCGGCGAGCGGACGGCCGGACTCAGAGTCGATGGTCGCGCCGGTCTTCGGGACCGCTTCGAGGGCCATGTCCGGCGGAAGCATCGCCGTCGCACCGGCATGCCGGGACTCGCCGGTGAGCGGGTCACGGCCGGGCGCCGCGGCAAGCTTGGCTTTCGCGGCGGCCTGCTTGGATCCCTTCGAGGTGAGTTTCCACGCGAACCTGGCCAGCGCCCGCACGAGGGTGGCCCAGTCGCCGAGGAAGTCCTTGTACGCGTGCGCCCAATCCACCGCCGCATACGAGTCCGGGACACCCCACTGCCAGTGGAGATGCCCGCCCACTTTGACGTGGTAGACCGGCGCGTCCCAGAACACCTTCGTCGGGCCCGAGTCACCGAAGCGGGCATAGTTCACCGTCGCCGGACGACCCCGGCTCCGGGACATCTCGTAGTAGGCGAGCGACGGGTAGTACGCCGACTCCCGCCGCTGAATCACCGCACCCGTCCGCACATCGACCTGGTCCGCCCACCACTCACGGCGGTACAGCCACGGCTCGGATTGGTCGTCCGGGTTGCTGATCGTGTCGGTGATCTCGTCCCACGGCAACGTCCGCGCCCGAACGCGGCCGGTCCGCGGGCTGGTGAACAGCGCAACGAACACGTTCCCGTCCGTGCCGAGCGCCCGCTCCAACTCCTCCGACGCCTGCGCCCCCGTGAACGTGGCCTCGTTGTCATCGTCGAACGCCTGAATGACCTCGTTCACCTTCGCGTCGCGGGCGGACACGTCCACGCCGGCGCCCCACACGTACGCCTGCCGCAACCCGAGCCCACGGCGTATGAGGGGGTTCTTGAGCGCCATGATCCGGCACACCGCCGTGATCTGTCTGAGGCCATCGCGGGAGAACTCCTGATCCGCCTGCGCCGTCAGCCGCTGCCAGCCGGGCTCCAGCATCCGGTTCTCAAGGTCGCTGATGGTCTCTTCGAGATGGACGCGGGTCTGCCGTTCGGCGACGACCTGCTCCGCGAGTTCGGTGCGGCCCGTCGCCCGATACCAGCTCTCCTGCACCGCCTCTTGGAGACGCACGAGCACACTCACGACCGCACCCCCTTAGTACGGGCTGATGTCAACCCGAACGTCCTCGTCCAAGTCGTCGTGGTCAACGATCTCGTCCGGGCCCGCACCCACGCGACACCGAGCATCACCGCGTCCGCCTTGTCCGGCGACGGCAGGCCCCGCTTACGCATGTCGTCCTTCGACTCGATCAGGATTTGGCCGCGGGCGTGAACTTGTACCGCATCGCCCCCAGCTGCGCGGCGAGCTCATCGTCGTCGGGGTCGAGGTCCATGTCGCCGTCCTCGAACCGCTGTCGCAGCCCCCACCACCACTCCGCGCGCGCGTTCGCGAAGTGCTTGGAGTCCATGGCGGCCGCACCGGACTGCATGTCCACCACGTCATGCCCGGCCTCAAGGAGCTCGTCGACCACGCCGGCGCCGACCCCGACACCGTCCACGCGGAGTTCGTGCGCGGCGTGCTCGTCTTTGGCGTTGATGACGCGGCCGGTCGTCTCGGTGGTGCGCTGCTTGGAGTAGTCCCCCACGACCCGAACGACCGGGCCGCGGATGAGCGCGAGGATGGTGCGGTCGGAACCGAACCGGGCCACGTCCACGCTGATCGTGGAGAACGGGCCGGGGTCGAGTTCCCGGGTCTGCGCGGCAGTGATCGTGCCGAGCGGGATGAGTTGGTCGTCGCCGACCTCGGGGAACAGGCCCCGCACCTTCGCGGTGAACAGCGGCGACTTCACACCCCACCGGGCGATGCGTTCCGCGACCCACAGCGGCGACAGCAGCATCGGCCGAGCCCTTCGGGGATCGGTTCGCTGCTCGGCTCCAGCCCTTCCCGTTCGAACAGGTCAGCCAGCGCCCGATGCCCCGCGACGGCTTCGGCGGTCATGTTCGGGGTGGCGAGCCCGTCGATGCGGATGATGTTCCAGCCGGAGCCGGGCCGGCAGATCTCCGAGAAGTGGGAGGCGGGGTCGTCGGGGTTCCCGATCGCGAGGACGCGGGCGGCTTCGTTGGTGGCGAGCGCGTCGACCGCGTCGAACAGGCTGCGGGGAATACCGCACGCCTCGTCCACGATGACCAGGACGTAGCGGGCGTGGATGCCTTGGAACGCGGCCTGGTCGTAGTCGGCAGGTTTGCGCCCGTAGGCGACGATCTCGCCGTCGGCGAGTTTCCATTCGGGGACGGTGCCGCCGGTGATGCGGCCGAACAGGCGGCCTTTCTTGTGTGCTTTGCCGATCTCCCGCCACAGGATCGCTGAGACCTGCGCGGCGGTCGGGGCGGTGGTGACGACGAACGCTTCCCCTGGGGGGTGGACGTCGAGCCACCAGGCGGTGAGGCGGGACGCGGTGAAGCTCTTCCCGGCGTCGTGGCAGGACTGCACGGCGGTGTACCGGTTGGTGACGAGGGACTGCGCGATCTCGGCTTGCTTGGACCACAGGTGTTCGCCGAGTTTGTCGCGGACCCACCCGACGGGGTCGGTGCGGTACGGGTCGATGGTGGGTGCTTCGAATCGCCGGAGCATGGCTTCGGCGACGCCGCGGATCGGGTCAAGCGGCACCGGCGGCGCGGACATGGGTTAGGCCGCGTGAGCAGGGGCGCGGTTCCGGCGGCCGGTCTGCTCGGAGAGGCGCTCGGCGGCGACGAGATCGACGAGCACAGCCCCGGTACGGGGGTGTTCCATCCGCTCGATGCGTCCGTCTGCGGCCCAGTTCCGGATGGTGCGTTTCGGGCGGCCGGTGACGTACGCGACGTCCGCGATCGGGCGGAAACGCTTGGGGATTGCGGGAGGCATGTTCACCCCCTGGACAGCAAGAAACCCGGTGCGACAGGAGCGTCACCGGGTTTTGGGCGTGGGTCGCCACGCACATCGTGACTTAAGCACACGATCTTGTCAACTACACGCCGTGAGCCCCTCCGGCCTCACCTGTCGAATCGCCGCCGTCACGACTCGTCGACCCCCAGTTCGAGCGCACGGTCGTAGAAGTCCGGGGTCACAAGGTATGCGCGCCGACGGCCGCGCACGGTGAGTGCGCTCATCAGGTGGTCCTCGCGGGCTTGCTCAATGAGGCGAGTCAGGAGAGGACGGGCGATCGTCAGCGGCACTTCCTGTACTCCGTCGTCGGCGATCACGGGCTGAGGGTCGGCGGCGTTCATGGCAAGAGTGTAAGCCATGGGCACTTATTGCAGTATCACCAATCTTTAAACGTTGGTAAGCTTGGTGACATGACGCATGCGCATCTCGCGGACGCCATCCCCTGCCAGACCCACCGGAGCTACCGGCTGGACTGCGAGCAGTACGAGGGCCTCCGCATCGAAAGCCACGGGATGTGCCAGATCTGTGGCTTCCCGGCAGAGGAGATGCCGCAGCGCAAGCTGTACATCGACCACGCTTGGCCGGGCCGTTGGGCTGTCCGTGGGCTGCTGTGCATCCGCTGCAACACCCAGTTGGAAGGAGGCGTCGCCTTCAGCAGCGCCGCTGCCGCATACCTGGGGAACGCCTGGTACGTGCGGCAGTGCGCGGCGTTCGGCGTGCCGGTCGACGGCGGCCCTGAGCCGGACGCGCGAACGGTCGTGGACAACTTTGGACGGCGTTGGACACGGCGCTACGGCCGGTGGCACCCGAACATCTACCGCGCGCGTCCTCGCCCGTGGTTCGCCCTCAACATGACCTGCGGCCCGTTCAACCTCCGAGCGGTCAAGTAGGCGGTTGTCGAGTGGAAGCCCAAAACGCCCAGCCCGAGGACGGGGATCTACCTCCCGTCCCGGTGGACCGGTTCCTGTGGGAGCGGCTGCTCATGATGAGTGACCTCCCGCAGGGCGACCGGTTCAAGCTCCTCGCCCTCGGGATCTTCATGGACGGGACGACCGGCGACGGCGCCCGGCCGGGGAACGCGAACCTGGCGATGCTCGGGTTCCACGAGGAGACGTGGAAGCAGTTGCTGCGCCGGGCGGTCAAAGCCGGGTGGCTGATTCTGCGTGAGCGGGGTGGGTCTCGGAAGGGGCCGGGCGGGGTGCGGGTGCGTCGGGCGTCGCGGTATGCGGCGTCGGTTCCTGCCGGGGTGTGGGCGCGGCGGGAGGAGGTGTTGGGGTCGGCGCCGTTCCGGTCTTCGAAGGAAGCGCCGGGCGAGACGGTGGGGCTTCCTTCGAAGGATGCCGCGTCTACGAAGGAAGCGTCTGACGCTTCGTTCGAGGAGCCGTCGACCCCCGAGGTCCCCGCGACGCCCCCGGTCGAAGGAAGCCCCGAGGTGCTTCGTTCGACTTCTACGAAGGAAGCATCCGAGACCTACGAAGGAAGCATTTCGGAGGTTCGAAGGAAGTCCCCAGAGACTTCCCCATCAATCCTTCCTTCATCACACCGTCCTTCATCACAGATCGGATCGGATCCGAGCCGGGCGCTGCGCGACGACGTCCAGGACCGGCGGGGTGCCCGGTGGCTGGAAGCGACCTGGCCGGGTGTCGACGAGTCGGTGGCGGCGGATGTGCTGGCGGGTGTCCGGGCGGAGGCTGCGCGGTACGGCCGGGAGATCGGCGACATGGTCGGGTACCTGAAGTCGATGCATCGGCGCGGGGACCTGACGGACTTCGTTGGTGCGGCGCTCGACCGGGCGGCCGGGTTGAAGGAAGTGCTCGCGTCGAAGGAAGCGTCTTCGAACGAAGCCCCGCAGGATGTGACGCCGCTGCCGCCTCCGGCGCGGGCGGTGCTCGCTTCCTCGACCGACGCCCCGGACCGGTCGGCGGGGTCGCAGATGGCGATGCTGCACGCCGTCCCCGACGAACCCGGCCCGACCGCCGCCAATGTGGACGAGCGTGGTCTCCCCGCCGCTGATGCCCGGGCCGCCGCGCACGCCGCCCTGAAAGAGATCCAGACGCGGTACCGGAACCGCGCCCCCCGAACGAGAGGAACAGGCACATGACCCTCCACATCACCGACCTGCTCGACGACGACGCCCTCACTCACGCCATCGACGCCGGACACGTCCGCGCGCAGCACCACCCGACTTTGCCGCTGACCATCTACAACTACACCGAACGCTGCCAGTACGAACGCGCCTGGACGTTCGTCACCCGCACCTGCCGGGGCCTCATCGTCGGCGACGACGGGACGGTCGTCGCCCGGCCGTGGGCGAAGTTCTTCAACCATGGCGAGCCCGAGGCCGGCACGCTCGACCTGGACGCTCGGGTCGAGGTGGTCGACAAGATCGACGGGTCCCTCGGGATCCTGTACCCAACAGGCGACGGGTTCGCGGTGGCGACGCGCGGGTCGTTCACCTCCGACCAGGCCGTCCACGCCACCCAACTCTTGCGCGAGCGGTACGGCGAGTTCGAGCCGCCGCCCGGCGTCACGGTCCTGTTCGAGGTCGTGTACCCGGGCAACCGGATCGTGGTCGACTACGGCGGGCTGGACGACCTCGTGCTGCTCGGCGCGGTCGACATCGCCACCGGCTGGACCTACGCCCCCTTTGCCGTCCCGGACTGGCCGGGTCCGTGCGCGCAGACGTTCGAGGCCGACACTCTCGCGGACGCGCTGGCGCTGCCGCCCCGCCCTGGTGCCGAGGGCGTCGTCGTCCGCGTCGAGGGCGGGACGATGGTGAAGCTGAAGCAGGCCGCGTACGTCGAACTCCACCGGATCGTCACGGGCCTGAACGCCCGCGTCGTGTGGGAAGCGCTCGGTAGCGGGCGGACGGTCGCGGACATCTGCGAGCCGCTGCCCGACGAGCTGCACGCATGGGTGGGTGACGTCGCCGATCGGCTCATGGGTGAGCTGCGGCGGATCGAGTACTCGGCCCGCGCCCGGCACGAGGTGATCCTCCAGGGGCTGGCGACGCCGGTGGACCGGAAGGAGTACGCGAAGGCCGCCATCCAGTCCGAGCACCGGGCGTGGCTGTTCATGTTGCTGGACGGGAAGGACCCGGCGGCGAAGATCTGGCGGACGTGCGTCCGTCGGGTGAGGAGCGGCCGGTCGAGTTCTCCGAGGACGTGGCGTGATGACCGAGCCGACCGTCCGCGCGACCCGCTACGAGGTGTCCTGCTTGCCGGACGACCACGAACTCGCGCACTCCCTCACCATCCGCGTGGAGTGGCACGGCGGCGACCGCTACGCCGTCCTGAACCGGCTCGGCTACGCGCTCGGTGCCGACGGCGAGTGGGACTACGAGTCCGTCCCATCCGAGCGCACCGACGAGTGGAAAGCGACCCACCGGTTCGGCCTCGACGAGGCGCTCAACCACGCGAAGCGGGAGGCGACCCGGGTCAGGGTCGGTGGCCGGACGGCCGCGCAGTGGCTTGCCGAGGAGGCCCGATGAGCGACCTCAACGACCTGCTCGCCACGACCGGGTGCCGGGCCGCCGCGATCGCGTTGGCTGCCTGCTTCGACGGCAACGACGAGAACGCCGCGGCCCGTCTCGCGCCGCTGGATGCCGGGCAGCTCAAGGCGACCGAGGATGCGGCGGTGGCGTTGTCGCTGCACGCGCACCGCGCCCGCCGAAACATCGAGAACGGAGAAGGCCGTGGCTGAGCAGATCACCGCCCCGTCCGGGTGCGCGCACTGTGCGTCCCCGAGCGCATCCACTTCCAGCGGTGGGACGAGGAGTCCGCGGGCTGGCACGGCTGGACGCAGCCGACGCAGGAGCAGATCAAGGCGCGGATGCTCGCACGCCGCAACCACAAGCAGGAAGGAACCACCTGATGGGCTACCACACCTACGTCACGGGCGAGTTCGAGATCACGCCGCCGCTGACCTGGCAGGAGTTCAAGGACAGCGAGTTCGCGCCGCACAACATCGAGAACACGTGGGAGCCCGACCTCGCGCTGCGTGTCGTCGAGGAGGAGGCGGACACCGAGGAGGGTCCGCTGCTACGGCGGACGGCGACCGCGCTGTACATGAGGGAGATCGACGAGTACCGCGAGCGTGGCCTCGTGGAGACCGTCCAGCGCGCCATCGACTCGTTCCCCGGCCACGCCTTCGCGGGGCGGCTGGAGTGTGAGGGGGAGGAGAACACGGACATGTGGCGCGTCGTGGTTCGTGACGGCCGTGCGGTTCGGGTTGAGCCCCGGATCGTGTGGCCGGATGAGGAAGAGGCGGGTGCGTGATGGACGGTCCGATGAGCGACGAGACCCTTGCGATGATCCGACGAACCTGGGACGGCGTTGACTCCGGCGCGTCCAAGGTGACCGTGACCAACAGCAGCACGCCGGGGCAGTTGCTTCATGCGCTCTCGTGTGCGCCGCGGGATGTGCCCCGGCTGCTGGCGGAGGTTGACCGGCTCCGTGTCGAGAACGCCGACCTACAGACCAAGACCACCCGGTACCTCGACCGCATCGACGTCCTCGCCCGCAAGCACTCCCGCGCCGTCGCCCGTGAAGGCGTCCTCCGTCAGCAGCGGGACCAGGCCGCGGCTCAACTCAAGCAGCTCCGCAGCGACCTCGGGAAGGCACTCGACCGCGACAAGGGGCAGAACCATGACTGATCCGATGACCACCGAAGAGCTGGAGGAATTCTTCGCCAGCACCCCCGAACACAAGGGCGGCCCGCTCTGGTCGCTGCTCGACTGGAGCCTCTGGGGCGCGGGTATGGGCGACGTCTTCCGGGAGTCGCTCGCGGACGTCATGCTCGCCGCCGTTCCGGACAACGTCCGTGCGCAGGCCGAGGCGATCATGGCTGAGTTCATCCGGGTCCGGGGGATCGAGAAGACCGGTGTGACGGTCTACCAGGAGCAGTGCGCCGAGTTGGAGCGGCTCCGCGCCGAGGTCGAACGGCTCACTGTGCTGGAGTCCGGTGAGCAGAAAGCATGGGCGAACGCCGGTACCGAGCGGGACCGGGCCCGGCAGGACGCGGTGTACTGGCGGCGGCAGGCCGACCGGCTCCGGGGCGCGTGGGAGTCGGCGCGGCGCGGCCGCCGTCGGGAGCGGGCCCAGCGGGTCGAGCGCGAGGTTGAGCGGGACGACGCCCTCGCCGAGTTCGGCGCCGAGCGGGAGAGCAACGACGCGCTGAGGAAGAACCGCGACCAGCTCGCGGGCGAGTTCCGCGTTGCGCGTGAGGCGCTGGCCCGTGTCCGCAGCGAGGCCGACGAGTTGCGCGGCGGGTGGCAGGCGGCCGACCGTGACCGGCGGCAGCTTCGGGAGCAGCGGGACAAGGCGAACAACAGCGCGCGCGACAGTCGTGCCGAGCTGGGCAAGGCCCGCGAGCAGATCGAGTTCGTCCGGTCGTTCGCTGAGCGGCTCGCCCGGTCCGGTGACCCCGCCAGTGCCGAGGCGGGTCGGAGGCTGCTCGACATCGTGGGGCCGGTGACGGTCGCGCCGGGCACGCCGGCGGCGATGCAGGCGTGCCCGCACCGCGATTTCGACGACCCGACGCGGTGCCTGCTCTGCCACCCGTAAAAGCCCGGCCGGCCGCTCGCAGGGGCAGCGGCCCGGCCCCCTTTCGGAAGGACACCCCCATGACCGACCGCGACCGCATCACCACCACCCTCGACCTCGTCCGCGAAGGCATCACCGACGGCGACCACCACAAAATGTGGCTCATCGACCAGATGGTCCGCGCCCTCACCGGCTGCCCCATGGTCGAACGCACCGCCACCGACTACCGCGGCGACACCTACACCTACGAGGCGCGGGGCGAGTCGGAGGAGTACCTCCGGTTCGTCGCCGAGTTTGAGGACGGCGAGGACGGGCCGCACACCTACGAGTGGGATGAGGGGATCGCGCCGTGAACGACGTCGCCGAACTCCGCACCGCCGCCAAGCTGATCCGCCGCCGCGGCACCGAAGCCACCCCCGGCCCCTGGCGCCGGCCTCTCGACGTCCGCCACAAGGACGTCGTCCAGGCCGACCTCCCCGACGGTGAGCGGCCCCAAGTCTGGCGAGGCGGGATCGACTCGGACGGCCGCCGCGAACGCGTCACCGTCGTCCGCGTCCCCACTCTCGACCTGACCGGGCAGCACATCCGTCAACGGGCTGGCCGCGACCTCGAATGGATCGCGCTTATGGACCCGCGCGTCGCCGACCACATCGCCGGGTGGCTGGAGGCTGCGCGGACGATCTGGAGTCCGCCGCGGCCGCCGTTGCCAAGTGGGGTGAGGTCGAGCAGCTCCAGTACGCCGACTACATCGACGAGCCCGACTCCGTCCGCCGCGCCCTGGACCTCGCGCGGCTCATCAACGGGACCGCATCATGACCCCCACCCACGAAATCCTCGCCGCCCTCGACCTCACAGGCGTTGACCACGTCAACATGCGCTGGTCGGGAGTGGACGCCACCATCGTCTACACCCCCGACCGCGCCGAGTTCGAACGACGCCAGATCGAAGGCCACCCCTCCGTGACCCGGCTCGACTGGCTCAGCCTTCTCATGAACCTGCCGCACGGGCACCCCGTCCCGTTCTCATCGTTTCGGCCCGCCGAACATCGCGACCTGGACCGGATGCCGCTCGGGACGGTGGACATCACTCCGGCCGGGTTCGTGCGTCGACTCACCCACCCGCTGCACGTGGAGCTCGCGATCGTCCACGGGCACCAGTGGAAACCCGGCCTCGGCCGCGCCAGCCGCTTCGCACCGTACTGCCGCCGCGCGCTCGTCCTCGCCGGGAAGCCCAAGCCTGCGGTCCTGCAACAGGCGGCCATCGTCGCGGACTTCTACAGCATCGGGCTCATCGTCAACGAGGCCCGCGGCCCGCGGGTCGTCGTCCGCCCCGACGACTTCACGAAGTACTGGCACACGCCGGCGGGTTGGAAGTTCCTCGAAGAGGTGTATCAGCGTGCCTTGGGTTGCGCGCGTCTCGTTAACGGGACCGCGCCGTGACCACCCAGCCGAGGCCGCGGGTCCTCGAAGGGTTCGCCGGTGCCGGCGGCCTCTCCGAAGGCGCCCGGATGCTCAACCTCGGCCCCACCCTCGGGTACGAGATCCACCCGAACGCGTGCGCCACCGCCACCGCGGCCGGGCATGCGCGTGTCCGCGCGGACATCCGCACCCTCGCCCCGGCCGGGCTGGAGGGCTTGGAGGGGTGGGTATCCGGGCCGCCCTGCCCCACCTACTCCGCGTCAGGGAAACGCACAGGCCGCAGCGACCTCGACATCGTCATCGGCGGCGCCCAAACCCTCTTCGCGCAGACGTCCGCGGACGCCCACACGGCCACCTACAGGCAGGTGGCGGACGAGCGGTCCGCGCTGGTGCTGGAGACGCTCCGGTTCGCCCTGGGCATCGAGGGCCTGCAATGGATCGTGGCCGAGCAGGTCCCGGCCGTCGAGCGGATCTGGTGGGAGTTCGCTGCGTCGCTCGCCACGGCGTACTGGGAGTCGTGCGATGTGATCACGCTGCGGGCGGACGATTTCGGTCTCCCGACCCGCCGGACTCGCCGGTTCCTGGTTGCGGCGCGGGAGTACACGCCGGACTTTTCGGGGTTGCCGATCCGGTCGTGGTGGTGGACGGGGCGGAACCGTGAGCCTGAGGTGCTGTTGCCGCAACTGTGGACGCCGTTCCCGCGTGTGAGCATGGCGGCCGCGCTGGGCTGGCCGGCGGGGGTGCGGGTGAACACCCGCGGGGCGCGCAAGACGGCGGGCGGGAACGAGTTCTCGGCGGACGGTCCCGCGCCCGGATTGACTTACACGGCCAGGTCGTGGTGGCGGACGGACCTCGGCTCGGTCGACGGGCGGCTGGAGCCGTGGCAGGCGGGTGTGCTGCAGGGGTTCCCGCCGGACTACCCGTGGCAGGGATCCCGCACCTCGCAGTTCCAGCAGGCCGCGGACGCGGTGCCGCCGCTCATGGCCGCCGCGGTGCTCGGCGCCGCGACCGGGCGGCCATGGCAGGGCGCGGTGTGGGAGCGCCTCGACCAGCTGCACGATGCCGCACAACCTGCCGCGGCATAACGGAAGGGCCCGCACCCCGGACAGGATGCGGGCCTTCTCGTGTCGGGTTCACAGCCAGCGCTTGAACCCGCCGTCGTCCGTCGGCTCGATGAACACCATCATCCCGGTGGAGCACTCACGGTCCACCTGGCACGACTCGCTGGGGCACCACGCCACCCGCTGCACCGACAGCAGATCCTCGGCCACCAGCAGCCCGAGGTCTCGCACCGACGTGGAGCCGCAGGAGTAGCAGGTGGTGAACGTGCCGTCGTCCGGGCCGTCAGCTTGGGCCGCGGCCACGAGGTTGATCTTCATGTGTTCCTCTTCTCTCCGGGGGTTGGGGTCTGGCGTCACGCAGGCCGCCCCGCCACGGGGCAGCGGGGCGGCCAGCACGGCGTCACACCTCGTCGTCGGACCGGGCCCGCCGCAGCCGCCGCCGCGCGTCCCGCCGCGCCTTCTCCTGATCCGCGGCGCGCTGCAGCACCAGCTCGATCTCCAGCCGCTGCCCCGCCGCGGCCTTCTCCTCCGGCGTCACCGCGGCCCGGTCGGCTTCGATCGCGGCGATGAGCGTGTTCACGCGGGCGAGCCGCTCGTTGTGGTCGGCCCGCGCGGTGCGGTGGTTGACCAGGTAGCAGGCGGCGCCGCTGATGGTGAGCTGCGCGTCGGTCCCCTCGATGAGGAGGCGGGCGGCAGCGGTTTCGGTGATGAGTCCGTCGTCGACGCAGGGGCCGAGGAACTCGACCAGGTCGAAGAAGCTGGGGGTGATCATGTCGCTCCCGTTCGGGTGGAAGGCTTGGCGCTCCGTGGGACGGCCCGACCGAGGCCGGGCCGCCCGGACGCAACGTCAGCCCATGCGCGGCGGCACCAGGTCCGGCCGCACCTGCCGGAGCGTGGACAGCCACGTCGTCGGCGCGATCCGGTACACCGTCCGCGCCGCCTTGCTCGCCTCGTCGGCGCGCCAGTCCGCGATGTCCGCCTGCAACCGCGCGGTGATCCGGTCGGCGACCCGGACCTTGACGTCCACGTCGCTGGCGGCGGCGAGCTCCATCATCTGCCGCACGTCGGCCGCGTCCAGCTCCCCGCAGATCGCGTCCAGCTCGGCCCGGTTGAGGGGCGTGCCGGCGGGCGGGGCGGCGAGGAGCGCCGCGACGAACCCGGCGTCGGCGGTCGCCTGCCGTCCGCGGTCGAGGTCGGTCGCCCAGAAGCGGCGGCCGGTCTGGTGGGTGACCTCGACCCGGCCGTTCTTGCTGTAGTACGTCCAGGCGCCGTCGACCGACTTCGCGCCGTAGATGGCGGAGCGGTGGGTGACGACCTCGACGGGGGTGAGCTGGGCGGTGGTGGTCATGATGGGTCCTTCCTGCCCCCGGTTGGGGGCGGTCGCGGGTCTGACTTCCAGCCCCGCCCCGGACACTGCGTTCCGGGACGAGACAGGCCGTCAGCCCCCGCTCACCTCGTTGTCCTCGACGATCAGCACCCACCGGTCGCCGGGGTCCTCGCCCTGCGCGTCGATGACGCCGTCGAGGACGTGGTCGAACGTGAAGTGCTCGAACTCGGGCGCGTAGTGGCGGCCGTCGACCGGCGCCGCCAGCTCCACCTGAACGAACGCGCCCTTCTCCAGGAACGCCTGGAGGAGGTACCGCATCCACTCGACCGAGTTGTAGAACTTCTCGGCGCCGTTCCACTTGATGGCGGTGCCGTCGTCGGTCGGGACCCAGTTGCACCAGAGGCTGGGCTGCTCGGGGCCGGGCGCGTTGCCGTTGACGATGTCGTTGTCGGGGCCCTGCCCGGCGTGGCCGCTGCCGGTGAAGTAGGGGCCGTTGTCGCGGTGCATGCGGCGGGTGTCGGCGAACCGCTTGAGGTAGGTGATCTCGTGGGGGTTGAGCGGGGGGTTGATGGTGATGTGGCCGGTGAAGTCGGTGGTGTAGCCCATGCGGTTGTTCCTTTCTCGGGGGTGGGGCGCCGGGTCTGGCGTCCTGTACCGGGCCCGTGCGGGGTGTGGGCCCGAGGCGGGGCGTCAGGCCGCGTGGGCGCGGCGGCGGATGCAGGTCTTGGCGTGGGTGGCGTTGCGGTACGCGGCGTGCGCGTCCCGGTACGCCTGGACGGCGCGGGCGGCCCGCGGGTCGCGTTCGACGGCGGTGTTGAACGCGGCGTTCAGGACGTAGCCGAACCGGGCGGCGGCGGGCAGGGCGGCGACGGTGCGGAGGTGGTTGGCGGCGGCGGTGAGGGCGGTGACGGCGCACCACTCGTCGACCTTCGCGGCCTTCCAGTCGGTCTCGATCTCGGTGATCTCGTCGAGGGTGAGGAGGCCGTGGAACGCGTGGTCGTCGGAGAAGAGCGGTTCGTCGAGGTCGAGGATCACGGTGGGTCCTTCCTGGTCAGGCGGCCAGCAGGGTGGCTGCGGCGCGATGGAAACATCCGTGCTTCCCACGGAGCCCTGCGGCGCACGAGCACGCCTGGGGGGCGGTGAGGTAGGTGGCGGTGCCGTCGGAGGACACGGCGCGGAAGACGCGGCGGCCGCGGATGGGGATGATGCCGCCGTCCGCGATGAGCTCGCGGGCCTTGACGAGGGTGGCGGGCTTGATGCCGGCGGCGCGGGCGGCGTTGTCTTGGCGCTCCTTGCGGGCGCAGGTGGGGCCGATGCCGCGGGCGACGCTGCGGGGGTTGGTGAGGGTGGCGTGGCAGCCGGGGCGGCGGCAGGTGGCCGTCTTGGGGGTGGTTGCCTTCGCCATGTCTCTGTCTCCTCGCTGTCGTTACCGCGTAGGAACAGAGTAACCCACAACCGTGTTCCTACGCAATAAGTTGTGCGAAGATTCCCCGTAGGAACACGACACAGAGAAGAGACACCATGACCGACCCAGACGACGCAGCCGGCCAGACCTACATCACCCGGTTCCGCGTCCCGCGCGTCATGTGGGAGGCATACGGACGCGTCGCCGAACGGATCGGCGTCACACGCTCGGCCGACCTCCTCGACCACATCCGCGACGTCATCAATGCGCACGGCGACGAACAGGACCTCGCCGACCTCGCCAGAGCGGACCGAGAGCTATCCGAACGACGCGCCCGTAAAGGCGGCCGTCCTCCGAAGAGCGGCCAGCAGTGAGTGAGTTGGTGGATTTCCTCCGCGCGCGTCTCGCGGAGGATGAGGAGGCGCGCGTGCGGCGGCCGCGTCGTCGGCCGCGCCCTGGCGCCTGACCGTCGAGCAGGACGACTTCGACGGTGACGTACTAATCGGGTACACGGTGCTGCGTGACGCCGACGGGCTGGAGATCTCCAGCGACCGCGCCGACTTCACCGAAGAGGAGCTGACGCACTTCGCGCGGTTCGACCCGGCCCGCGTGCTGGCCGAGGTCGAGGCCAAGCGACAGATCGTAGACATCCACGAGGGCCTGCACTCCTGCGGTGCCGCCGACTACGACAACGCCGACCCGTGCCCAACGCTGCAACTCCTCGCGCAGGTGTACGCCGGCCACCCCAGTTACCGGAAGGAATGGCGGCCGTGAGCAACGACGACAAGCCCGTCCACATCCCGCCGTCGGTGTCGCTGCCCGACCTCGCGCCGTGGGAGCGGCACATCTGGCGGACACCGGACCTCACGGTCGAGGAACGCCGCGCCGCGATCCTTCTCGTCCGGCTGCAGCGCGGGGAGCTCACGGACACGGGTGAGGTGCTGGCTCTCTACCATGCGCTCGGGAACATCCTGAGGAGGCTGCCGTGAGCGACGGCGCACGAGAGTGGCGCATCGACCCGAGGACCCTCGACATGGAAGACCAGCACGGGGAGCCGCCCGGCGGCTTCACCCCGCAGGAATGGGGGCGGCAGAAGTGGGCGCCCTGCCTTGTCTGCGGAACGCGCGTCAACGTGTCCCTCATCGTCATCCCGCACAACGACGGAGGTGCACCCACCTACCAGGCCGGGAGCTGGGCGTGCCCGCACGGCTGCCCGTCACGCCCGGCCTCCGAGGAGGGGGCGGTCAGATGAGCGACGTTGCGGAGATGGCCGCATGGTTGCGTGCGCAGGTCGAGGCCGACCGAGCGGCAGCGCTCGCAGCAACGCCCGGCCCCTGGACAGTCGACCGCTACCAGCCCAGCGAGATCGGTCCACTTGACGACTGCGGGCGCCCCGACTGCGCCCGCATGATGGCCCGGACGATCGAGGTCGATGACGACGACGTCCCCCAGCCGTGGCGCGAGACAGCGGCGCACATCGCCCTGCATGACCCGCAGGACGTGATCGCCGACGCTGACGCCAAGCTCGCCATCCTCGACGAACACGCCACCACCAAGACCTACGCCGTCGGGGAAGACATGCGGCGCGTGCGAATCGACGTGTGCGAAACGTGCAGGAACAAGCGCGGCGTCCCGTGCGCCACCGTCCGGCTGCTCGCGCAGGGCTACCGGCACCGCGACGGATGGCGAAAAGAGTGGGCCACCTAGCCACCGGGATACAAGACTCCGTAACCGGCCCGTGGCACACTGCCACGCATGGCGCCCACCCTCGACCACATCCCGCAACTCGCGCCCGGGGTCCCCGCCGCGCCCGTCATCGACATCTACTGCTGGTCCTGCGGGGACCCGCGCACGTTCGAGGACCGTCACACCGACCAGGTCGGGGCGAGTCCGCTCGATACGTGCACGCGCTGCGATCTGGTTGTCCACATGGTGTGCACGGACTGCGGGGCGAAGTACCGGCCGCAGTCGCAGATCCGCACCCCGTCGTGGCTGCGTTAGGAGACGCTCGTGGCAGATGATCCCCCGAAGTGCCGTCGCTGCAACGGGATCGGGACGGTGCTTGACGAAAAGAACCGGCCGGTGACGTGCCCGGCATGTAAGGGCACCTGCACGGAGTAGTGGCGGTAATCGTCCTGCGCGCCGCCGTTCCTGTCGGGGACGATGGCGGGATGGACGTCGAGTACTACACCGTCAACAAGCCGGGCGTGATCGTGCCGGTCTCCCGTGAACTCCTCCTCGACCACGGCCTGGTCGAGCCGACGCCTGTCGAGCGGGCGGAGCGGGAGCGGCGTGCGGCCGAGTGGCGGCAGCGGGCGGAGGAACACGAGGCGCGGCGCGCGGCCGCACGGGAGGCGCTCGCCGCGATCACGGCCCCGGTCGCGCGGATCGTCCTGGACCTGCACGTCGAGAACCCGCGGGGTGAGTGTGGGGGTGACGACATGGACGGGTACGACGCGGAGTTCCCGGAGTGGCCGTGCCGGACGGTCGAGAAGGTTGCGGCGCACTACGGCATCAGCTTCTGAACGCGAAAACGGGCCTCAGGCGCGGTTCGCACCCGCGTTTGATCCCAAGGCCCGTCTTCGTTTTCGAGAAGAACTCCCAGCTCAGGCTGGGTGTCCGACGTGTGTGGCCTTCCCGGGCCACAGCTTCTAGAGTACCCGGCCGCCCACCGCAAAACCGGTCAATTACCCGAGCGTGTCCGGGTCCCACCCCTCACGCCGGGCGGTGACCGTGTGCGTCGTGACGACCCGGACCACCCGCTGGCATCGCTCGTCCAAGCATGCGTCGCACACCACGACCTCCAGCTCCCCCGGCGTCTCATCGAACGCCGAGCCGTAGCCGGGGCTGCCGCGGAACGTCACCCCGTCGCAGGGTTGGACAGCGGCGTCGCTGACGAACACCGCCTCCAAGACCCGGCCGCACGCAATGCACGGCAGCGCTCTCGCCGTCACCCTGCCTCCCGTTCTGCTTCCTCCAGCAACCGGACCCACGACCCGCGCGGCCACGACGCACCACACCGCGCCTGCCCCACCGGCCCCCACTCCTCGGAGTCCGCCGGCCAGTCCGGGTCATCTGCGGCCGCGGGCCCGTGGACGGGTACCCACCCGTCACACCACACCGCGCTGCTCGCGTCCGCACGCACCTTCAACGGCCCACCACAGTCCGGGCAATACACGTCCCGCAGCGGCACCATCGGCGCGTCATAGTCCGCCGCGATCCGCGCCCGCCCCACGATCGCGCGGAGCCTGGAGGCGATCCACTTCCCGGTGTCTTCGTCTTCGAGCGCGATCGTCACGAGCGTGGCGGGCGCCTTCCAGCCCTGATCGGCGAGCGCATGCCCGAGCTCGTCCAGGTCCCGGCGGATCTCGTCCGCGGCGTGCCACGCCTCGGTGACGGGTTCTCCCGGATCGGGAGAACCCCCGATGAGCGGGGACAGGGCACCGTCGGCGTCCCAGCCCGGGGATCCCGAGGGGATCGCGGCGCCGGCGGACGCGACGCCTTCGACGACGCGCTGTTCGACGCGGTGCAGGACCCACCGGCCGTGCCAGCACTTCACCCGTCCGCGGCGCTCCACCCGCTCTGGCTCGTTGCACGGGCACGGGTCGGGCTGCCAGCGGCGCACCTCCACCGGGACAGCAGCCGCGCGGCGGTTGGTGACCCCGAGCTGCGCGAGGAGGCCCGGCTCTTTCGTGACGTGCGTTGCCCAATCGAGCACGGCGACGGTGCGGTCCTGTGAGCGGCGCACCTGCCGGTACCGGGGAACCTTCTCGCGGGTGATGATCTCGCCGTGGAGCTGCCCGAGGAGTTCCCGGATGGTTTCGGCCGCGGTCGCGGGCTTCGGCTTCGGCTGGTTGGTCAACGGGCCCCCTCTTCGTCGGGCTGGCTGAACCCGCACGCGTTGCAGGTGAATCCCTTGGGTGGACTGCCGCCGCAAGCCGCACATGTCTGTTCGTGCAGGAGGCGGTTCTCGGACACGTTGAGCGCCTTCGCGAGGTAGGCGAGTTCGTCGATGGTGATCGCGCGGCGGCGCAGCCCGTTCCGTGGTCGCCCGGTCTCGATGTTGACCAGCACGCTTGCCGTGATGTCGGGGGCCCCGACCTGAGCACAGCGCCCGGCGAGTTGCTCGCGGGTCAGCCCGAGTTGTTGCCGAAGGGCCTTGATTCTTACCGCCGCGCATTCGCTTCGGGACATCCGATCCCTGCTCAACGGGCCCCCTTCACCTTCGTCTTGTCGATCGGCCGCTGCCCGAGGATCTCCGCCCGGTTCCCCGGCGTCCCCGGACCGGCCGGGATGCCGAGGATCCGGCAGCAGTGCCCGCAGCGGGGCAGCGCGAGCCGGGACCCCAGGCCGGGCCACGCCATCACCGCGCGGACCCCGCACCGGGCGGTGAGCGTCAGCGCATACATCCGCAACTCGTCGCAGGCGTCTTCGTCGTCGGCGTCGACCGCGTCACCGGGGACGGCGTGGAGGCGTTCCCATGAGGACGCGGTGGTGAGCCACCAGTGCCCGAGATTTCCCGGGTGCGGCATCGCGGTCACGGGGCATCGCCGCCCTTCCACGGGCCGACCGGCGGCAGGGACTGGATCGGCACGTCGAACGGTTCGCCGCGCTTGAGCTGGTTCAGCTCCAGATCCACCGTCTTGTGGCCCGCCTCGTTCCGAACAACCTGGGTGACGCGAACGAACCCGGGGGATCCGTCGTAGATTTCGATGCGGAGGGTTTCCTCAGGGTCGATGTCTTGCGCCCGGATCCAGGTGACGAGCGCGGCGTGCTCGTCCGGGGAGAGGCTGGTGAACGCGGTGTTGCGGACGTCGTACACGGCGAGCGGGTCGGTCACTGGGTCTCCTTGAGGGGGCGGACGGTCCAGATGTGGTGGCAGCGGTCGCAGTGGACGCTGACGGGCTCGTCGCCGCCGCCCGCCAGTTGAACGCCGGTGGACGTGACGGTGAAGTCGTGGCCGTCGGTGAAGCACTCCCGGCGGGCGAGTTCCGTGGCGGCTTCGTCGAGGGTGTAGCGCGGCTCGGTCACGGCGCCGCCTCCTCCGATGCACCGGCAAGGTGCGTGGCGAGATGCTGAGCCCACGCGCCGAACGCCTCACACCAGTGGGTGCGGAGCTGGTCGGCTTCGGGGGTTTCACCGTGGGCGGCGAGGGTCGCTTTGAGGTCGCAGATGATGCCTTGGCAGGCGGCCTTCCAGGTGTCACAGCTCACGCAGTCACTCATCGTGGGCTCCACGGCAGCAGCAGCCCGTCGTCCTCACGCCGTGGCACCAGATGCAGGTGCAGATGCCGGACCGTCTGCGTCGCCTCCGCCCCACGGCTCGTGATCAGGTTCACCGGCCCCATCCCGTCGGCGAGTTCCGCGGCAAGCGACATTGCGATGGCGGACACCGCAGGGGACGCGGCGAAGTCCGGGACGTGCTCACGCGGGACAACGAGAATGTGCCCGGTGGTGACCGGGCTGAGGGGGGTGAACGCGATGGCGTCGGCCCATGTTCTGACCACGTCGGCAGCAGCGAGCCCGGCGATGATGTCGCAGAACGGGCACGGTTCGGTCGCGGTAGGAGCGGGGGTGTGTGTGCTGTGGGCGGCGAGCGCTTCGGGCCAGGAGTAGCCGCACCGTCCGCATTCGCGTTCCAGGTGCTCGAATACGACGCGGGGCCGGCCGGGTGGTGGTAGTCGATCCAGCCGCGGCCGGCGGGGTTGTAGTAGCGGGTGTAGGCGCGACGTGGCGGCATTTGGGGCAGGTGGGGTTGTCGCCGGAGAACGGCGGCAGGTTGGTCATGGTGGTGGTCGTGTCGTGTGGGGGCGTGTTCAGGGATGTGCTCGGCGGGACGACGCCGTCGGGGATCTCGTCGGTATGTGGGGCGTGTTTCACGGGGTCGCCTCCGGCTGGTCGAGGGCTTCGAGGGTGCGGCACGGGTAGCCGGGCGGCGCGCCGCATCCTTCGCAGATGCCGTGGTTGACGCATGGAACGGGCGTGGACGCCTTGACGTGGGTTGTGCAGTCGTGGCGGACGTGGAGCTCCCGCACGCGCTGCACGGAGGCCTCGGCCTGCCCGAGCTTGCCGACGAGGTCGCGGAGCTCGCGGGCGTAGCCCTCGGCGATGCCCTTGTACCGCTGCTCGGCGCGCTCGATGGCGGCCTCGACGACGGGCAGCACCGCGTCCGCGAGGTCGCCCCAGAAGACGGCAGTGCCCTGCTCGTCTGCCCGCTTCCGAATCGCGTCGGCGATGCGGTCGCGGATCGCAGACTCGTCCGGCTCGGGCCGGGCGTGGTGTTCGGTGAGGGCCTCACGGACGGGCCTGCCGGTCAGGAGCGCCTCACGTATGGCGTCCCGTTCGTCGGTCACTGTGTCCCCTTCCCGATGCCCTTGGTGGCGAGCGCATGGAACCCGACAAGCAGGCAACCCGCCGCGAGGATCAGCAACGTGATCGGCCAGACGATGCCCGGCAGCACCTCACCGACGAGGCCGTACCGCGCCAACTCCCGCTCACGGGTACCGCGCCGTTCGGAATCCCACGCGAACCCCCTGATGACGGCGGCTGCTATGGCGAGGTAGCCGAGGGCTGCCAGGGTGATCCAGAGTCCGGTCACGAGGTCTCCTCGGTCAGGTCCACCGCCGGGCCTCCGCCGGGCGGCACGGCGTCCGCAACATGCAGACGGTGCCCCTCCGCCCGACCGCACCAGCAGTTCCCCGCGCCGCTGTACGGGCTCCGCTCGTACGGGTGCGCCACGATCCGGCCGTCGCGGGAGTGCTCCACCGCTGCTTCACGATCGAGTCGCGGTCGAGACGCACGACGGCGAGACGCACGAACGACGCACGGAACTCGGCCTCGGTGAGGTGGCCGGCGAGGTCGTCTCCGATGCGTTCGACCTCACCGAGCGGGTCGTCGATCGCATGGTCGAGGGTGCGGGCGATGCCGAGGAACGCGACGCCGTGCCGGTACCGGTAGTACCAGGTGCGGCCGTCGCGGAGGGTGCCTTCGTACTGAGCGGGGCAGGCCATGCACGTCTGGGTGTAGGTGGCGACGAGGTCGCCAAACCCGGTCACGGGGTGTCTCCTTCGAGGCGGTCGGCAAGCGCCGGTGGCATGGTGTGCACGGCTCGTCCGTGATCGGCTTGTCGCACACGTGGCAGATGCCGCGCAGGTAGTCGGTGACCGCGTGGACGAACTCGTAGTCCTCGGGGTCGTCCGGCGGCCATAGGGCGAGGATCTCGACGGCGGCCTCCTCCCGCACGCGCCGCTCGTGGACGGGGAGGACGGCGGCGAGGATCGCGCGGGTCGCGCGGTCCATGAACACGCGGCCGCTCACCTGCCATGCATCGACCCCGATCTGAACCAGGTCGTCCGGCACATCCTGCCGGGGCTCGGTGGGCTCGGGCACGGTCGTCTCCTCCGGGATGCGGTCGGTGCGGGCGGCGATGAACGCCTCGATGCTCTGCCGGCCTATCTCTCCGGCGGTGAGCGGCACGGGGTCGGCGGGCAGGTCGTCGGGGATGCGGTCCCGGAACCACGCGAGGTCACGCTCCTCGGGTTCGGGCTCGGCGTGCGGCCAGTCGTCTTCGGGCCACCCGTCCGGCCTCGTGGAGCACGTCGTCGCGCCGGGCGGGTGGAACCAGATGTGCGGGTTCGGGAGCCTCGCGTCGAGCCAGTACGGGGCGAACACGATCGGCTTCCCGCAGTGCTTGCACACGGCCTCACGCGCCGCCGCGGACTCAGGCACGGGTCACCTCCTCGCGGGTGATCCACAGCAACCCCTCGTCGTCCGGGGCGGCGCCGCGCTCATGCACCGCCCACGTGGTCGACGTCGCGGACCCGAGCGCGCTGGGGCTGACCTCGGTGGCCACGAGGTCGTCGTTGTCGGTGCCGTCGTTCTGGAGGGCGGTGAGCGCGCCCTCCAGCGAGGTGCACACGGCGACGCGGCGGCGGCCGTCGGCGGGGTTGTCGTCGAAGAAGATCACTTCGGCGATGAACACGGCGTCGATCTCAGGCACGGGTTCCTCCTTGTTGAGGTGCTGCTCGTACTCCTCGAACCACTCCGTTGGGAGCAGGGCGATGCAGTCGGCGCAGCCGCAGTCGTCTGCGTGACGGCCGGGCCCGTGGTAGCACGGACCGTCATAGCGTGGCCCTGAGATCGCCTGTGCGGGCCGGGGATGGTCCGGGTGTGACTCGAGTGTGTGTCCGGGGCTCACAACACGCCTCCGGCGTCCTGGTGATCGCCCGGCGGGGTCTGCTGCGGTCCGGGACAATGCCACGGGTACGGAATCTCCGCCGACGGGATCAGGTCACACGCCGGGCAGTCCTCCGCGTTCCCACCCACATGCACCGGCCGCGGCCCCTGCTCCACACGCCACCGCTTCGCGGCCTCCACATTCCGGGCGAGGTTCTCGGCAAGCGCTTCAACGTCCTCGGTGGTGAGCTTGACCAGGTAGCCCTTCCGCCACCGGCGGTCGACCCCGAAGATCAGCCAATGGTCGTCGCCAGCGCGGCCGACCGTCGGACTCACAGCGGTGATGTTCGACCAGCGGAACCGGTCGACCCAGCGGGCGAGCAGCGCGGGCAGGTAGCGGATCACCGGGCCTCCTCGGTGCGTGCGGTCCACCACGGCCCACGTACATCAGGCGCCGGCCGAGTTCGGCGCGGACATCGACCAGACGCGGCCGCGTGAATGTGTCAACGGCACAACCGTCACGGCGGCTGCCGGGGACGGGCCACAGCTCCGCATACCAGTCGGCGTACCGGCCGAACACGAGCCCGACCTGGTCACCATCGACGACGATGCGGTACCCGGCGTCGCCGAGCGGGGACAGGACGAGTTTCACAGGGCATCCTTCGGTTCGTCCGCGAACAGCCGCACCGCGGCCGTCCACGGGTCGTGCAGATCGGTGAGATGCGCGAGGCGGGCGAGGACCACGTCCTCCTCAACCCGCAACCACCTGTGGTTCCGGTACATCACGTCGTGCTCCGACCGGTCCTCGGACGGCGGCGGCTGCACCGACGACAAAGGCGGGCTGCTGCGCTCCGGACGCTCCGGCGGATACCGCACCACCTGCAGGCGAGACGGCACCGCGCCCCCGGCCGCGAACGAACGACGGCCCATCAACGGCCACGGCAACGGACTCACGCCGCACCCCCCGCCAACGCACGCAGCTCCCGCTGCGCCACCTCCGCCGCCTGCGCACGCTGCGCCGCATTGAGGTCGAGCGCGTCCAACACCCGCTCCAACACCGTCACGTACGAACCGGCGATCTGCTCATACACCGCCACCACGCGTTCGCTGACGCCGGCGTCGATCGCGGCCTTGCTGACGCGCGCGAGATGCTGACGCTCGGACTGGTAGAGAGTGATCCACGCGCTCGGGACCGCGCGCCGCTTCGTCTCCGTCCCACCCCCGGACTCGGTGAACGGCTTGTCGACCTCCTCAACCACACCCCACACCACCTCTTCGCGCTCAAGGTCGGCGACGACGGACGCGAGCCACGCCACGTGCCCCGCGGTGCGGTGAACCTCTTCGAGGAGCGCCTGCCCCGGGTCGACCTCACGCGGCAGCCCGTACGTGACGACCGCCGCACGCGCCTCCTCCACCTGCGCGGCCCTACGGTGCGACACCGTCGACCCGCCGTGAAGCTTGCACCGCCCCGTCCCGGCATGATCGGTGCCCCACCCCGCCGGCCGGTGGCACACCTTCCCCGACCCGTCCCGCCGCCGACCGTGGCAGTGGTTCTTCTCGCAGTCCTCCAGGTCCGGCGCAGTGTCACGACCAGGTTCCGAAGAGTCGCTTGTCACGACCGTGCACCGCCCTCCGGCGCCACCGAACCCACCGGCAGGTGCTGACACCCACACGCCTGGATCGCCTTACCGAAATCGCGGCACAACTCCGCATCATGGCCACCGCCATCGATGTCGATGCCGGCGCGGACCATGTCCGCCTCCACGTCCGCGGCACGAGCACAAGGTGGACAGATCATCGGGAACTCCTGTTCTTGAGAGGGCCGACCGCGTTCCGCAGGTCCCGCACCTGCTCGCCGCGGGCGAGCATCCGCGCGGTCGCGACGAGGGTTTGCGGCCATGTCCATCCGGCGGAGTGGCAGTCGGCGAGGGCGCCTTGCAGTTCGTTGGGGTCGATGTCGGGTCGGGTGGCGGTTGCGAACGTGATGAGGGCGGCCATGGCGGGCTGCGCGGCCGGGGCGGTCACGTGAACTCCAGCGGCGCTTGGGCGAGGCGCTTGGCGGCGGCTTCGGCGTAGGGCTCGTGCGCCTCGACCCCGATTGCGCGGCGGCCGGTGAGGCGAGCGGCTTCGAGGGTGGAGCCGCTGCCGGCGAACGGTCGAGGACGAGGGCGCCGGGCGGGCAGGCGTACTCGATCAGCGGGGTGAGGATGCCGACAGGCTTCTCGGTCGGATGGATGCCGCCAATGCGGTGCATTGACCGGACACGCAGCACGGAACGCATGAGCGCCGTGCCATCCCGGACGTCGTCCGATGCGCCTCGCGACCCGTACTGATTCGGCGCGTTTCCCTGACGGCGGATCACTCGTTGCGGCGTCCCGGTCCTCTCCCGAGGTGTCGCCTTGTGCTGCTCGCGCCAGTTGCCTCGATACCAGTGCAGAGCAAACTCATGGACGCGTCGGAAACGATCAGCCTGAAAGCCTGGCCCGTTGTGCTTCTCCCACACCACGTCCTGTGAGAGGCGCCAGTCCGCGAACTGCTCGCGGCGGTCAAGGAACATGCGCATGCTGCCACATGGACCGCGTGACGATGGCGGCGATGTCGGGCCAGCCGTCGGGCCACCGGTCCCATGCCAGCGCGGTCTCGGCGTAGGGAGGGTCGGCGACCACCAGGTCAGCGGTGATGTCGAGGGCGGGCAGCACGTCGCGCATGTCGCCGACGTAGAGGGTGATGTGGTCGTCTCGGTAGTAGTGGTTGGTCACAGCAGCTCCAGTTGCTGCGGGCCCGCGGGGGCGGGCGTCGGTTTCGGGGCGGGTGGCCGCGGCTGCGGCTTCGCCTTGGGTGGGGCGGTCCAGGGCGTGACGGTGGCGTACCGGCGGGCGAGGATCTCGATGCGTTCCGCGCGCGCTGTTCGCGGGGCTGAGCGGTCACGTGACGGACGATCAGCTCCACTGCCCGCCACGGGTCGGCTTCGCGCCTGCAATCGCCGCAGCGGCCGATCTGGGCTTCGTGGTGGCACAACTGGACGGCGTCGGGGGTGGTGGTGGCGCGAGCGTTGTGGTTGTTCACCCGGGCCTGGAGGGTCGCGGGCCGCGGGGCGGGGATGTGGAACGGGTCCCGCTCCGCCGCCGCGAGTTCGAGCGCGTGCTGCTGTTCGGCCGGGGTCATGCGGGCCCAGCAGTCCGGCCCGACCCGGCGGCGCCTCGCGAGGTCGTCAGTGAGCGGGCGGCCGCACTCACGACAGTTCGGGTCGACGGTCCGGATCGTCACAGCACCCGCCCCCTCGGAGTGATCCGGACACCCCGGTGCACGGTCGGCGCCGACGCGGCCTCCATGAGCCGCTGCAACGCGATGAGTTCCAGCCGCCGCACCTCGGCGTACCGATCCGCGGAACTGGCCGCGAGTGTTTCGCCCGGCGACGTGCGCCGCACCGCGTCGAGCGCGGCGTCCCGGACGCGTAGGAGACGCTTGGCGCGCTCGTCGGTGTAGTCCTCGCCCCGTTCGACCCAGGTGACGAGCGCGCGCGGTCGCGGACGTGGACGAGGTGCCCGTCGCGGACGATCCAGCCGTTGTGCTCGAACCGGCGGAGCGAGCCGCGCACGGCGGTGCGGATCTTTCCGCGCGGGATGTGGTTGCCGGTCTGGTGGTGCTGCCCGGTTTGGGGTAGCAGGGCGGTGAGGGTGGTGCGGCGGACGGTGTCGAGGCGGAGCATGACGAGGGCGACGGCGACGAGGTCGCTGATGCCGCGGCGGGGCGGCCCGTCCAGGAAGAAGAAGTCGCCTCGGTTGTTGCCGCCGCCGTTGGCGCGCCAGCAGGGGCCGCACATGCGGTGGGTCGGGTCCTTCGCGGCGGAGCATTCAGGGCAGGTGCTGGTTTGGGGGTGGTTGGTCATGCGGGTACTCCGGTGGCGATGCGGTGGGCGTGGTGGGCGGCGCGGATGAGGACGGCTTCGCGTTCGGCTCCGGGGCCGAGGTCTTGGGTGGCGAGGCGTTCGGCTTTGTCTCGTTCGGTGCCGGGGCGGCTCATGAGGTATTCGCATGCGGCCCGGTAGGTCCACGGCTGCCCGTTGGGGGTGTCGCTGCCGGGTGTCCCGCCGTTGTGTTGATCTTGTTCGTCGGGCGGGGCCGTGGCTGGAGGGTCAGGTGCAGGGAAACCTTCGCCATCTCCTCCTCTACTCAGTCCTGATTCATCCTTCTCTTCCTTGGGGGGACGGTTTTCGTGCCCCATTCCGACGAAAACCGTCCCCCGTTGGGGAGGAAAACCGTCCCCCATTCCGGAGGAAAACCGTCCCCCATTTGGGGTACGGAAACCGTCCCCCATATCGGGGTTATCCACAGGGTTATCCACAGGCTCATGGGGGACGGAAACCGTGCCCCGTCCGGTGCCGTGGACCGGGTCGAGAACAAGCTCGTACTCCGCGTTGCGGCCCGGCCGTGCCCGCGCCACAACCCGCACCGCACCCCGCCGCGTCAACGTCGCCACGGCGTCCTTCACCGCCTTGAACGACGCCTCCCGCGCCTTACGCGACTCCTCGCTGCCGTCGTCGTCGGGGACCCGCCGCCCCAGCCCGAACGCCAAGTCTTCACGGCCGCCGTAGTACCGGGGTCGGGCGTCACCGTCGCGGGTGCGCAGCGCCATGTAGACCAGCAGCCGGAACGGCCCGCCGGGGAGGGCACCCCAGTGGACGAACGCTGCTTTGACGTTCCCTGCGCCCATGTCGAGCGGCTCCTAGCAGTTCAGAAGAGGGTTGCTGGCGTGTGGTCGGGGTCGGGCGGGACGACCTCTTCGTGGACGGTCGGGCCGGCGCGGGCGACCCATCCGCGGATCTTGCGGCGGTGGGCCTCGCAGGCGAGGGCGGCGCGGTAGCGGACGTCTCCGAGGCCGCCGCGTGCCGTGTAGAGGACGGTCGCGGCGGCGAGGCAGGTGTCTTCGGCGCAGTGGGCCATCAGGTCCGGCCTCTTGCGGTGGGGTATTCGTCGGGCAGCGTCATGCCGGGGCGGCCGTTGACGAGGTTGGGCTTCAGGTGGACCTTGCACCCGGCTTCGCGGGCCTGGGCGACGATGCGGGCGACCCACTCGAACGGCGGCGCGAACGCGGGCACCGCCCCGTCGGGCTGCCGGGTCTCGGTCTGGGCGCCGATGACGACCCAGTCGAAGACGGACAGGTCCGTGAACTCCAGCGGCTCCTTCAGCGGTTCGAGCGACAGCCACTTCACGGCGCCGCCGTCGATCTTCCGGAAGGCGTCTTCGGCGATGCGGACGCGCTTCTGCTCGTCCACGCTCGTGCCGATCCAGGCGCCGGGCGGCATGTCGAGCCCGACGTACCGGCCGGGGAACTTGGTGAGGAGGATGTACTGCCACTCGGGCGACGCGAGCATCGCCTCGTGCACGCGGCCGATCCACTCGTCGGGGACCCACCGGCCGTACAGATCGGCCATGGAGCACACGAACACCCGCTTGTACGCCTCGTCGTCGGCGTGCGCCGCGGGGATGGTGGTGTTCGTGGGTGCGTCGAGGCGCTCCTCGTGGAACAGGGGCGTGAAGCCAGCCGGGTAGGCGTCGGGCCAGCGGGCGGTGATGGCGCGGGCGTAGCAGTAGTCGCAGCCGTGGAGGCATCCGGTGACGGGGTTCCAGGACCACTTCGCCCACGAGATGCCGTCGCGGTCTGCTGCGTGAACGTGGCTTTCCCGGCGGGCTTGGGGTAGGGGAATTCGCGGCCGTCGTGGGTGCGGAGCGTCAGCATCACGGGCGACGGCTTCGGCGTCGGGTCGGGGCGCGGCTGCGAGCGGAGCCGTTCCTTGCGCTGCCGGTCCGCAGCGTCGAGGGCGATCGACCCTGCACGCACTTGCTCGGCCAGGTCGGGCGCGTCTCGCTCGACGGCCTTAGCTTGGGCCACGGCACGGCCGGAGGCGCCGACTGCGTGTGCCGCCTTGGTGGCGGACTTCCGCTCGTACTGTGAGTGCAGATCTGCACTCGTTTTATCGCGTTCGGTAGTCGTCGGCTTCGGTGAGTCACCGATCGGCCTGCCGGTCCTCTGTGCTTCGGCGAACGCCTTCTCGTACTCCAGCGCCACCATGGCGCGCTGCCCGGGGTTGAGGTGCCGCCGGGCGAGGTTCTTCGACACGATCAGGTCGAGGATCTTCGGCTCGTCGTAGTGCGCGCCGAGCGTCTCGAACACCGCGTCGACGCCCGCGGCCTCGCACGCCCGATACCGGTTGCGGCCGTCGATCAGGACCGTCCGGTCATGGTTCAGGACGATCGGCTCGCGCAGCCCGTTGCGCTTCACGTCCATCACGAGCTCGTTGAACTCGTCGCCCTCGACGAGCGGGAACGCGTCCGCGAACGGGTGCACCTCATAGGGGCCGAGGTCTGCCATCTAGTTGTCCTTTCCGTGCAGTTCGCAGTGGCAGCCATGGCAGACCGCCAGCAAGTTCTCGGGGACGTCGAACGCGCCCCACGGCGGGTAGCGCAGGTGGTGCGGCTCGGTCGGCGGACGCTGACCGCAGCGCTCGCACGAGCCGCCGGCCCGCTCGAACACCTCGGCGCGGATGGCGAGGAACCGCGGGTGCCGCAGGTACTCCCGATAGCTGCGGTACGGGGCGTCGACGCCGGGCCGGGGCGGCGCGTAGTGGCGGGTCACGCGTCGTCCACGTCGAACAGCGCCAGGTCCTCGCCGACGTCGGGCAGCGCGTCCGGGTTCGACGCGGCGGGGCACGGGATCATGGCGAGCCGCTGCTCGTTGCTCGCGGCCATCCATTCGCGTTCCCGGCCGCGAATCTGCTTCAGCTCCGACTTCTGGAGGAACAAGCGCAGTAGGAGGCCGGTGAACTCGTCGCTGTCCTGTCGCCACCATGCGAGGCTCACGGAGCGGTTGCAGTTCTTGGCGCTCCTGCGTGCGGCCTGATCGGTGCCACTTCGCCACCGCGGCTTCGCGGAGGTCGCCACCAGGTACGCCCACTGAGCCTCGTCGCGGTCGAGGGCGGCGAGCGAAAGGTCGCGGTAGGCGGGCAGCGCCCGCTGCTGCTCGCGGACTGCGGCGAACCAGTTGATGCGCTCGGTGATGGCGAGGCGCTTGATCCCGGCGGGATTGCAGCCCATCGTGGACAGGCAGCGGAACAGGCCCGTGCGGGCGGCGATCTCGGACGCGAATGTCGGGCGCATCGCCCATTCGGTGATGGCGTTCGGGTCGTTGACGACGAACACTCCGGCGTTGCGGTCGACGTCGCTCACGTCCGCGTGGGCGCCGCTGACATTGAGAGCGGTTACGGTGGCGCCGCCGGGATGGGTCCACGTGGCGGGGCCGTCTGCGGCGTACCCAAGTGCAGGGAGTTGCTCGGACAGGTTGCCGACGAGCCGGTCGTAGGTGCCGGTCTGGATCTCGTGCAGACGGATGTGGATGGGAGCCCGGCATCCGGCGGCGTGGTAGGCGAGGATGCCGGGCGAGCAGGCGCGATGCCAGTCTTCGCCGTCCACGGGGGCGGCGTCGCCCGCTGTGAGGTCGTACCAGATGCCATGGCGGGCACCGATGAAGGAGATTACGCCTGCTTCCTGTCCGACGATGCTCGACAGGTAGTCGTGCTTGATGGGGGTCCGCCAGCTTCGCCCGACGTCCTTGTGCTTGGTCACTACGGGGTCTCTTTCCTGTCGGGGGTTGTGCGGTAAAGGGCGGCGAGGGTGCCGATGAGGCGCTGCATCAGCTCCTCGACCGTCGGTTCCTTGCGGTCGGGGCGGGCGCGTTCGGCTTCGAGGTCCCGCACCCGCACCGCGAGTTCGTCCATCACTGCGTCCACCTCCGGACCGGGATGCCGATGGCTTCGGCGGCGCGGACGCACTGGGAGGCGCCAGCGGATTGTCCGCGGATGAACGCGACGACCTCGTCCGGTCGGGTGGCGACCATGGCGGTGTTGCGGCGGGGCCCGGCACTGCGGCCGTAGCGGCGCCATTCGGCGGGGTGCCGTTCGGCGGGGATGCCTCGGAGGATGGCCCAGCGTTCGGCTATGGCGTCGGCGCCGGAGTTACAGGCGCCTGAGACGAGCACCATGTCGGGGTGTTCGGCGTGGAGCTGGTCGAGGGCGGCGTGGATGATGCCGTGCCCTTTCCACGTTCTCGACCCGGTAACGAGGACCCGGTACGGGCTGGTGGTGGTGTCCATCAGGTCGCGTCCCCTTCGGGCTGGGGCTTGCGGCGGGACGCGGGGCACCGCCCGGCGTTTCTGCGTCCGGCGCGGGGGTGGATTTGGAAGGTGCCGTCGAGGCGCAACTTGGCGCGGATGCCGCATTCGTGGCAGACGGTCCAGGTAACCCAGGTGCCGTTGTGGGTCTGGTATTGGCCGCTGCGGTCGGGGCGGGCGGGTGCGGTGGTGAGGCCGAGGACGTCGAGGAGGAGCGCGGCGTCGGGCTGCCGCTGGACGTAGCGGGTGGCGGCGGTGGTCTGCCATTCGGGGAGGGGTTCGTCGGCTCCGGCGGTGTAGTGGAGGCTGGTCATCTGGGTGGTGCCGTCGCCTTTGCGTGGGGTGGCGCGGCGGGCTCGGCCGGTGAGGTGTTGCGCGTCGGGTGGCAAGGGTCGGCGGGTCATGCCGTGGCTGCTTTCTTCCGGGTGGTTTCGTAGCGGTAGGCGGTGGCGCGTGACACGTGCAGTTGTCTCGCGGCGGCGGCGACCGTGTGCCCGGTGGTGCGTAGGTGGGCGAACTGTGTGCGTAGGGCGTCGGCGTCGGCGGTTGTGCGGTATGGGCGGTCGGATGGGTTGGTGGGGGCGGGTGGCCCGGAGGTGGGGCGTCCGGCGGCGGTCCAGCGGCGCCAGCATGCTGTGCGGTAGCCGTGGCCTTTGTGGGGGCCGGGTTGTCCGCAGCAGCGGCAGTGGATGCGGCGGCTCACGCGGTCACCTGCCAAACGCGGATGAGCGCGCCGGGCTCGGCGAGGGCACCGTGCTGCCCGGCGTAGGTCTTGCGGACGCGGCCTTCGATGATCTGGGAGTCGTCGGGCCACAGGACCGAGGTGAGGGCGTCGGATACGGCGCGGCCGAGGTGGTCCCAGTCGCCGGAGGAGCGGGTGATGGGCCAGGGGCGGCGGACGGTCTTGGGCGGGTTGAAGGTGAGGGTGAGGTCCATGCCGACGGGGCCGCGGTAGAGGCCGTGGTCGCCGGGTTTGGCGCCGCAGATGATGCAGGGTTTGGCGCGGCGGTCGTCTTTCTCGTTCTTGGCCTTGGGCGGTTTGGTGTGGGCGTGGTGGCCGGTGGCGTGTTCGGCGGCGGCGGTGACGAGTTGGCGCCAGGGCTTGAGGGTTTTGCCGTTGGAGTGGTAGCCGCGGCCGCTTTTGCCGTAGGAGATGCGGCCTTGTCCGATGGGGGTGCCGAGGACGGTGAAGGTGAGGTGGTTGGGGGTGGTCATGGCGTGGTGTCTTCCGGTGCGGTGGTGGCTTGGGTGGGTCGTCGGGTGGTGGCGCCGTAGGAGCGGCAGTCGGAGGTGCCGTTGGTGTCGTCGCCGGCGGGCCGGGGCGGCCGGGCCATGTCGAGGCATGTCCCGGCCGCGGCGACCACTGCGGCGGCGAGTAGGAGGAGGTGGGTGAGGGTCACGTGGTGGCCTGTTGGAGGTGGGCGCCGCAGGTGCCGCACCGGTGGCTGGTGGGCTCGGGTTCGGGGTTGGGGATGAGTTCGATGGTTCGGCAGCGGTACGGGTCGCGGCGGATCCGTCCGAGGCCCTCCAGCTGGCGGAGCTGGTGCGCGACGCTGCTCGTGGAGGACAGGCCGACCGCGTCGCCGATCTCGCGGATGGACGGCGGGTAGCCGCGGCGGCGGATGCCGTCGGTGATGACGAGGAGGATGGCTTCCTGCCGTCGCGTGAGGGTGTCCTGCTCAGGCATGGGTGGCTGCCTTGAGGTTGCGGCCGGTGTGCCGGCCGGGGTGGTGGGCGAACGCGGCGCGTACGGTGAGCCAGTTCGTCCAGGCGATGAGGAGGGCGGGGGCGCGGAGGTCAGGCATCGGGGTCTCCTGGAAAGCGCCCGTTGCCGGGCCCCTCACCCCCGATGGCCGGGTGTTCGCTGGTGTCGTTGCGGGTGATCTGGGTGGTGTGTCCGGCGACGCCGATGCCGATGGGCCCGGTGCCGAGGATGTTGTGGACGCGGTTCTGTTCGTCGGTGAGGGCGTCGTTCTCGGCCTGGTGGTGGGGGCAGGTGCAGACCGGGCTGCCGCAGTCGCCGTGCTGCGGCGGGTCCTGGAAGCAGGGCGTGACCGGCGGCGCGGCCGCCGCGGCGTTGCCGTTGAAGACGTCGACCTGCTCGGGCGGGAGTTCCGCCGTCACGTTCAGTAGGACGTCCTTCGGCTCGGGCGGGAGGGTGTGGCCGTGCTTGGCGCACCAGAGTTCGACGAGTTCGCGGTGCTGCTCGGAGGAGGTGCGGAACCCGGTGATCTCGCGGCCCTTGTCGGCGTGCTGCTGGTTGAGGAGACGGAGGTGGTTTTGGGCCTTCTCGACGTCTTCCTGCGCCTGGGTGATTTTGGCGTCGAGGGCGGGGAGTTGGGTTTCGAGGGTGATGGCGCGGGTCTTGTCGTGGACGAATTCGTCCCAGTTCTTGCGGATGGCGGGGGGCAGGTCGGTGGTGTTGTTGGTCATCGGTTCGTCTCCCCGTGGGTGATGGCGTCGGCGGCGTGCTGCGCGTCGGCCGCGAAGTGGATGAGGACGTCGAAGACGTTCATGGCGTGGGCGAGGGTGGCCTGCAGGTCGAAGCCGTGCGTGGCGCTCCGCGCCGGGTGGCCGGGCTCGGCACGCTCCACCGCCCGCAGAGCGGTCGAGCACACGTGGTAGCCGTGCTGGGTCAGCGCGTCGAAGTAGGCGGCGACCGCGTGCATGTCGTCGGCGGTCATCCCGGTCTGGCTGATGCGTTCGTTGGTGACGGCGGGTTGTTCGGCGGCGAGCGCGAGCCGGTCGGCGAGGGACTCGCTCACTGGGCACCGCCCACGGGCTCGACGTGGACGTCGGCGCCAGCCTGGTAGTGCCCGATGCCGGGGCGGGGCTCGTCGGCGATGTCCCAGTAGTCGACGATCGTGACGCCGTTCGGTCCGGTCGTCGGGCGGGAGTGGACCCGCCACCGGACGGGCTGACCGTGGTGGTTGGGGTCGGGGTCGCGGACGATGATGTCTCCCGCACGCAGGTCACGCGCGGGCCTTGAGATGATGTGCATGGCCGTGTCCTTTCGCAGTGGTTCGGCCGTGTGGGGCGGTGCCCCGGGCTCGACCCCCGGGGCACCGTTCTTGACGTCGTGGATGAGGCGGTCGGTGGCGTACCGGTTGGGGCGGGCGCGCACCAGCAGCGGTAGTCGTCGGGCTCCAGCCAGTCGGGCAGGAACTCGCACACGTGGATGTTGCGGCGGAGAAGCAGCCAGTCGGAGACGGTGAGGAGCGCGGACACGAGGCGGTACATCACGACGCACCGCCGATCAGGGACTGCTGCTGCTCCGGGCCATACGGGATCAGAGGCCAAAACCCCAAACACCCGTCAGCCTTGGCGTTCAGCGCGACCGAAGCCTGGCTGGTGAGCGTCGTCCACTACATCGTGCA